GCAGATCGACGTCGAGCAGGTCGCTGTCCTTCATCTCGAGCGCCACGTGCGCGCCGGGGACCTGCAGCGGCGCGTCTTGGGGTTGCGCTCGTAGCCCGGCTTGCTGCACGGGACAAGGTCGTACCCGAAGTCGTAACACCTCATGCCGAGTTTGTGGTAGGTGCCCTTTGAGGGGTCAATCTTACGATTACTGATAGGGTTTCTTCCAGGGTACAAACTCAAATCTTTACAACGCTCGCTATTCATTTCGCTTCTTTTTACTATTCTACATAAAAAATATTTTTTTTGTGATGGCTGGCATTTTCGTGAACAGACCGTTCTCATTCAACCTCAAATGTATTGTGTTTGGTTTTGCCCTAGTGATGGGTTACTGGGCTGCGGCGGGGGCCAGAGTGAACTTCTGGCTCTTCCCGCTCATCTTTCTTCTTGCGTACGTGGCCATGGCCTGGTACGACGAGATCTACAACTGCAGCGACCGCCTCAGTTACATCAAAAGTTGAATATCGGGTTGTGCGGCCTAAGATATAAAATAAATAACGCCAAAACATGGATATCCAAGACTTAAAGTTGTTTGAACAAGCCCTGAAACTAGTAGCAAAGGAGTTCCAGGAGACCAAGATGAGGCGGCATGACTCCGTAGAGTCCGACGACTCGTGCAAACATGATGAGACGAGCAACGACAACGGTAAGAAGACGTGCCTAGAGTGCGGTGAGCTTTTGGAAGAGAACTACATTGCCTCACAACACTCGTCCAACATAGGAATGAAGAAGCGTCGCAAGAGCGAGTCCACCATATACAATGACATACCGTTCTACATCGAGCAGCACATCAAAGACATAACCATCGCAATCTATGAGAAAGCAACGGCCAGCAAGATCTTCAGGAACACCTCCAAGAGGTCCATCATCCTAGCCAGCCTGCACAGAGCGTCGGCGCTCGCAGGTAACCACATATCCTACTACGATCTCCTGGATATGTTTCTTCTCAAGCAACACGAGGCGGACAAAGGCTTCACTATCCTCTCCAGTAACATTCCCAAGAAGTCTGAGTTCACGCTCAGGTTCAATCAGACCAAAGAAGAGATGATCAGTATCAACTCCAAGCTGAGGAAACTTGGCATGGACAACAAACGGATGTTCAATCTGGTGGCCAACACCTTCAACCTCATGAAGGAGAAGTCCGATATCGTAAACACATCCCAGACTAACTCAATCATCTGCGGTTGTATTTACTTCTGGATCGTGTACACACGCATCCAAAAATCCGACGATGAGTTCTCAAAGACTGTCGGCATCTCAAAGATGACTCTACTTAAGGTATACGTCGCCGTGTGCGACGTCGTCTTCAACAACATTCTCAAGGCCTTCTTCTCCATCCTCCTCAGGAACTGCGACCCGAAGCCCATTGAGGGACCTCCCAAGTACAAAAACACACTGAAGAAGGCCAAGAACCTACTCTACGGCCCCACCAACAGGATGCTGATCCACGATCCGTTCGACCAAGACAAGATCCGTGTGACGCCGAAGCGCGACAAGCGCGACAAGATCGATGTGGAGGAGGACCTTCCTCTTGAGGAAGTGGACAACACACAGGAGTGGAACCTCTTGCTCGACCAGCAGTATTACAGCCCCACCGACGTCTACATGCTCCACATCAACCTTGTCCGCAATAACGACAAGGAGATGTACTTTGACTTTGCCGAATACGACAAGAACAACGAAAGAGAAGGAATCGAACTCCTGAGATCGCTCTTGATCAAACGATTCGAGTGCGACTACGAGCCAGAGGACGAAGAAGACGAGAACGGTTCTCGAACTGAGGAGCCAGAGGAAGAGCTCTCGTCTGAACTCGCCGATTCCATCCGATCCAGACACCCCACACTACCCAGATCCCCTCTCAGGAAGGACGCCCCAGTGCAGTTGCCAATCAGATGTGAGAAGCGTGCTTGATGAGACCCGACTTGGGTAGGTTCTAATTCGGCACTGACTGCTAAATCTGTTACCCCGCTTGGGGTAACAGATACGACGAAGATATATAGTAGATATGACATTAGCACCTCTGAATAGTTGAGTATTTGAGTTAAGCGAAATGGTTGGAAATTAAGAGTGAAGTTATGAACATGTCAACTATGACCCAACGAACTCAAATCAATAGCATCCAGTTCGGCATTCAGTCCGACAAGCATATCGTGGACAGATCTGTTTGCGTTATCGACAAACCCACGCTAGCCGTCGAGCCCGGAAGCGTCTACGATCCCAGACTCGGGTGTGTAGAGAACAACACCAAGTGCGAGACGTGCAATGAGACCAGGTGGACCTGTACTGGTCATTTTGGCCACATCAACCTCAATGTGCCCATCATCCTCTTCTACAAACAGGTGGTAGGCATGCTCAAGATCTTCTGTTTCAAGTGTCAGCGCCTACTCTGTACGAAGGAGGAGTTGGAGCTGCAGGGCGTGAGGGGGTACGAGAAGATCATTGCTCACCTGTCCGCCAAGATATCGTTCTGCGGGCATTGCAGCGCTCCTCACCCTGAGATCAAGTACGAGCCCAACGACAACGTCATCACAGCGGTCTACAAATTCAAGAACACCGTAGAGACCAGCATCCTCAAACCAGAGACCGTGAAGATGATCTTCGACAACATACCTAATGAGGACGTGGCCATCCTCGGTGTAGACACCGAAATGTTCCATCCCAAACACCTCGTCTTGACCAAGTTCCCAGTCATCCCCGTTTGCTCTAGACCGAGGATGGTCACTGCAGACAACATCAGCGACGATGACCTCAGTATCAGCCTGGTCGACATCATCAAAACCAACAACCTCCTTCACAAGGATACAAGCAATGAGAAGGCCAGGGCTATCATCAAGTTCAAGACGCTCACGTACTGCGACAACTCAAGAGGCAAGGCGGTCCACAACACCAATCACAAGCCCATGACCGGCATCAAGGAGAGGATCACCAAGAAGACAGGACATGTCCGTCAAAACCTGATGGGCAAGCGCTGCGACAAGACGGCGAGGACGGTGGTGGGGCCAGATCCTACTCTGAGACTGAATGAGGTTGCTGTGCCTCAGGACATCGCCAATATGCTGACCATCCCTGAGTACGTGACGCATCTGTCTCGCGATCGGCTCACTAAGCTTGTCAACACACCTGGCAAGGCATCGGTTGTGATCAGGAAGAACGGCACACGCATATCGGTCCCAGCGGCCACGGTCAAACTGGGCACGTACCTCAATCACGGAGACCAGATCGTGAGGGATGGCAAGACGATCACGGTGACGGACTGCAAGATGGAGATCAAGGAGGGTGATGTGATCACGCGTCCTCCAAAGGATGGTGTAGGTGTAGGGCAGCCAAAGAAGATACCGACCATCCTGCCTCAGAAGAAGACGCTGACGTTAGAGATTGGGGACAAGGTGGAGAGGTTCCTGAAGGATGGGGACTTTGTGTTGTTGAACAGGCAGCCGACCCTGCATAGGAACTCGATGCAGGGTATGAAGGTGGTCGTGAAGCCTGGGAAGACGTTGCGTGTGAACTTGGCAATCGTTACGGGCTTCAATATGGATTTCGACGGTAGACCTTACATTGCCGTATAAGGATGACCAAAATCATCCTTAGTAGATGGTTCGTATATTTGAACCATCTGCAAGACACCTCACAATGTCGGGGAACCCGTAAAGCCTGTACCACCACTCATCCTTTGGAAACTTTGGATGATACCCAGGGTAATGACCTCGGGCACGGTAATAGCGTACAGGATGATGAGATATCTGCATCTTTGGGTGCAATGTGCTTGGACCCCGGTCTCTAGCAATGTCTCTGAAATCGGCAATCCGCGGGTAAAGATCCTAAGTCCGTTAGTGATAGGATATGGATCTCCCTCAACGACTGAGTGTATGAATGGGTTTCACATATGATTCATTCATGCCACGGGTGTCGGTGGGAAATGACGGACTAATCACCCCGATCCTGCTTAAGGTACAGTCTGGCCTCTGGTGAAAGCCAGGGGATCCCTACGGATGAGGGGAATATGTTTGTAGAAGAGACGGTGGAAGCTATGGCAGAGCTCGAGCACAACTCCAACGCCATATACAACATCCTCTCAGCTCAAAGCAACAAACCTGAGATGGTCATTGTCCAGGACTCGCTCCTTGGCGCCTACAAAATGACCGAGAAGATCCAACACATGTCCAGACCCCACTTCATGAAGTGTATGATGCACATCACCCACGACTACGACTACTCAGATCGCCTCCAACAGATCAGGGCCATCAGGAACGAAGCCAACGACGTCTACTCAAGCCACGCGCTGTTTGGGTTCCTCTTCCCTCCCACCTTCCACATCGACTACCCAACCCTCAAGATCCAGCACGGCGTCGTGACGTCCGGCTTCTTTGACAAGTCCACTCTGAAGGGGTCCAAGGGGTCGCTCATCCGCGTACTCTGCATGGAGTACGGAGTGGACGTGACCGCTCGCTTCATCAACAACATCCAGTTCCTCACCAACGGTTGGCTCGAACTGAACCCCTTCTCAGTAGGCATCCAAGACTGCCTCATCGGCGACCCCCAAAAGAAGGAGGATATCAAGAACATCACCCAGAAGTACTTCCTCGAAGCCAGCAACGTCTCTAAGTCCACGGACCACCCCCAAATCAGGGAGGCGCGCGTCAACTGCTCCCTCAACAAGGCCAAGGACATCGGCCTCAAGATCGCCAAGGAGGCACTCAAACCAGACAACAACTTCATCAGCACAGTCACCTCAGGCAGCAAGGGCGACTACTTCAACATAGCCCAGATTACCGGCCTGCTGGGCCAACAGAACCTCAACGGCCACAGGCCCACTCCAACCCTGTCCAATAAGCGACGCACACTCATCCACTACCCAGAGACGATCATTGACGACCCCGCCCGCAAGTACAGGAGCCGCGGCTTCGTAGCGTCCTCATTCATTGAGGGTATGCATCCTGATGAGATGTTCTTCCACGCCATGACGGGCAGAGAGGGTATGACCAAAACGGCCATGGGCACAGCTACGTCTGGCTACATCCAACGCTCAATCGTCAAGATCAACGAAGACTTGAAGGTTGAGTACGATGGCACAGTCAGAGACGCCAAGAAGAACATCTATCAGTTCGCCTTCGGTAACCATGGCTTCGATCCTGCCAAGGTCAACATCAACGAAGCCAAAGGCGAGGTGTACCCAGTCAACATTGAGCGCCTGACCGCCAAGCTAAACAGAGGAGACGGCCCTGACGACGACAGGACTGATGACGCAGAGGTGTTGACTGAAGAAGAGATTGAGGACATCGTGGAGGGGTGTGTGTGGCGATCCAACATCCCTGACGTCATGCACGACCAGATGAGGAAGAAGCAAGACGGTGTCCTGAGGAGGGAGCTTAACAAGATCAAACTGGTGCCTGACAAGTACGAGGAGTTCAAGAGGTACATCATAACCAAGTACAACACCTGCAGGGCCACTCCTGGTGAGTGCGTCGGCATCATCGGGGCCCAGAGCATCGGCGAGCGCCAGACCCAGACGACTCTCAATACGTTCCACACGGCGGGCAAGCTGCAGCAGTCGGGAGTTGGCAGGCTCGAGGAGATCTTGAACATGAGCAAGAAACTGAAGGTGAAGACGTGCACTGTCTACTTCAAGACCAAGTACGAGACATCAGACGCACTCAGGAAGGCGGTTGGGTGCTCCCTGGTTGGTCTTCACTTTGGTGACCTCTACAGGACCAAACCCTCAATGGAGATGGACGGCACATCGGCCGTGCTTGAGTTTGAGTTGGACAAGAAGACCATGTTTACCAACAGACTGAACACGTACAAGATCGCGAACGCAATCCGCGAGCGTGAGGAGGAGATCTTCAGCAAGTGTCAGTGCAGCATTGGCCCCACCTCCATAACGGTCACATTCAGGATGGCCGAGAAGAGCTTCAACGAGTACATCACCGCGCTCAACAAGGTTCTGGTCTGCGGGATGGAGGGCGTCACGGCGATGCACCTTGACTACAATGATGGTGAGTGGTTGGTGGTGACGGAGGGATCCAATCTGAAGAGGATGTTGGCTCACCCGCTCATTGACAACAAGAGGTTGTATTGTAATGATTTCTGGGAGGTCTACGATTGCCTCGGCATCTCGGCCGTGAGGCAGATGCTCTTTGACGACCTCAAAAAGGTGGTGGTAGGAGTCAACACATTGCATATCCAGTTGCTCGTGGACAAGATGACCTACAGGGGCAAGCCCTGCTCTATCACGCGGTACACGATGCGCAACAACGACGTGGGTCCACTCAGCAAGGCTACCTTTGAGGAGAGTACAGACATCCTCCTGGCAGCTGCAATGAGGACTGAGGTTGAGAACAACGCAGGTGTCAGCGCGGCCATCATCTCAGGCAATCAGCCCAAAGCGGGCACGGGCTTCATGGGGTTGTTGGTCGACTACCAGAAGATCATCGACGCGGCTATTGAGGGATACGGAGAGGAAGGACAGGCAGAGCAGCAGTACCACATACAACCTCAAGAGGATACAGGAATTGAGAAGAGGATGCAGTCGTTGACGATCGGTGACGGTGTACCGGCTACGATTGAGGAGGAAGGTGGGGATGTTGACTACGTCCCAGATGATTTCTAATTGGCTTCGACTTCAAAATCTCTTACCCTTCGGGGTAACAGAACTGAAATAAGATGTAAAAGATGAAGACCGAACAGAACGTAATAGTCATACTAACGTTGATGATTTGTTAATCTTCATCATCAAGAAGTTCTATGTTAACCATCTCAGCAATCATGTCTTCAAAACTGATACTAGGATTCCAATCAAGGACCTTCTTGGCCTTACTGCAATCGCCATGAAGGAACTCTACCTCTGTCGGCCTGAAGTAGACCGGATCGACGCGCACCCTCACATCCCCGTTCTGGTCTACCCCAACCTCATCAAGACCTTCACCTTTCCATGTGATTTTGAGGTCAATGTGTTTGAATGCCTCCTCTACGAGTTCACGCACTGTCCTGTACTCGCCCGTGCAGATCACAAAGTCGTCAGGCTCGTCCTGCTGCAACATCTTCCACATACATACAACAAAGTCGCGTGCGTGCCCCCAGTCACGCGTCGCGTTCAAGTTACCCAATTTAATACACTCACTGTAGCCGTCCTTAATGTTGGCCACCCCTCTGCACACCTTCTTCGTCACAAAGCACCCGCCTCGTCGGGGGCTCTCGTGATTGAAGAGGATGCCGTTCACGGCGAAGAGACCGTAAGCCTCTCTGTAGTTCCTAACCATCCAATACGAATAGAGTTCAGATATAGCGTAGGGCGAGCGCGGCCTGAAGGGAGTGCACTCGTTCTGGGGAGCGGGCACGTCTCCAAACAGCTCGCTAGTCGATGCTTGATATAACTTAATTTTAGGATCAACTACCCTAATGGCTTCCAGCAGCTCGAGGACGCTGGTTGCATTTACCTCAGAAGTGTACCTGGGTATGTCGAACGAGGCCTTGACAGAGGACTGCGCGGCGAGGTTGTAGATCTCGTCAGGTCGAATCTGTTTGATCAGGTTGACCAGGCTCTGCGTCACGTCGCCGTAATGAAGGTGGAAGCGATCATGGTCTTCGAGGTGGAAGAGTCTGTACTTGTTGTTCACAGAGCAATGTCTGATGAGTCCGTGCACGTCGTAGTCCTTTTCGAGGAGCAGCTCTGCGAGGTAGCTGCCGTCCTGTCCGCCAACACCAGTAATCAAAGCAGTTTTTCGAGGCATGTTTTGAGTACACCCATATTTCTCTTTAGCCTACTTGTAACTACTTGTATAACGTAATAATCTGCTTCGTACTTACCTCAATTTATTTATTGATCTCCAAACGTCGTTCGTGAATTCTTTTCGTATGCCTTCTTGATCTGAATTGAGAGCAGATGCCCGCGCTGGAGATGCCCGCGCTGGAGATGCCCTGCCAGTGTCCGTTTTCCATAGCCTCAGATCGTCCACAATGAATAGGTCCTAGAGGCTTCTTGTTGATGACTTCGATCTCCTTCAGAGCACGAGCACCCATAAGTTCTCAACGACTAGATCCAATGTCCAATGCAATGTCCAATGATAGATCCAATGGTAGGGTTCGTACTCATTTTTATCAGTCATAGATAAAAATGTATGCACAGTTATCTCACTTTGGTGCTTCCCCAGTGAACGCGCTACCCGTGTACAACAACGATCCCCTGACGTACTGTATCGGGAACAACGCGTCCCAACGTTTCAACCACGGTAGCCATGCTGTCACGTACGGTCAGAACAGCAAGGCATGCCAGGTCTATATGGCCAACAGATGCGCCCAAAACTGGGACGGCGTCTGTGAGTACGCCGCCTCAAAGCCGGCTAATGAGGAGTACAGTCAGGTAGCAGACGTCATGTTCTCAGGCAATCATCAGACCATAGGCCTCTCCCCTGGTGAGGTCCTTCTCAAGAACACGGCAGAGGACCGCTTCAGAATCGGTATGATGAACTGCGAACTGAGGACTGAGCCGTTCGATCCCGTCAACCCATCATCCCCTTACATCTCGTACTATGTCGGTCAAAACTGTGTGCCTCAATACGCAGTGGACCCCTCAACCATCGACCAAGACATCGTCATGAACAAGATCCTTGATCGTCCTCATATTGCCAAGCAACTCCTGATCAACCTCAAGAACACCATGATCAGGCAAGGCACCTTCCATCTCTTGAAAGGGACCAGGCTCGGCAACTTCTATCGTCTGTAGTTCTGAATCACCAACCATTTAATTCCCTTACCGCTAGCGGTAAGGGACATACTTGTCCCAACGAATGTTGGTCGTTCAGCCTCATGAGATGTTTACTGATGGTTTTTATATAAAGTCTTGGCAAGTTCTGTCAGTTCCTCCTTACCTTCGGGGTTCTGCCATTCATCGGGGATCCAATCGGTGCCATATGTGGCTCCGACCAGATCGCCCACCAGTTTGGCGATGGTGTCTGTGTCGCCCCCGAGGTTGGCCGCCATGATGAGGGCGTCCTTGGGGTTCTCAAAGTTGTAGAGGAAGCAGACGAGGGTGCAGATGTAGCAGTCGATGGCTTTGATCTGGAATATGTCGTAGCCAAAGATGCTCTTGTTGACGTTCCACCGCGTCTCCTCAAACCTATTCTTGTTGTCTGGATGTATCATAGTGAGGTAAGTGTAGATGGTGGGGTTCTTGACGCGTTGAGCAAGCTCTTTTGCGTAGAGGTAGATGGACTCTGCAGTTTTTTGTTTCTGGTGGATAATACTGTTCAGGAGCTTGACGTGGATGAACGCCGTGTCTATGGCGTCCTTGTTCTCGCCGTGAGTGCAGTAGGTGGCGTACTTGATCTTGTCATACAGATCTTGGTCGGACTTGCACTTGATCAAAGCCATCGGTGCAATCCTCATGATAGCACCGTTCGTCTCAGCAGCGTTGGCCAGCATGCAGTGGGTCCAGTTACTGAGCAGATAGCGGGTATTCTTGGAGTAGCCACGACTACTGTTCTTCACAACCTTCTGGTACATGCTGTGCACCTCCTGCACCATTGAGTGATCCTTGTTGCTGGACGAATGATTGGCGAGGTAGCGAGCCAAGACCAGTGTGAGCTCTGTGTCGTCTGTGTAGCGGTTGTTGTGGAACTTGGTCACGAGGTGGTTGTTATTTGACCTGATGGAATCGTACGTCTTCCCTTCGTTGGTAGAGCCAAGGATGTCTCCGATGCACCCTCCGAGGAGGGTGCCAATATATCGTTCACAGGCAGTAGGCATGGTTCGTTTGGTATTTTTTTGACTTATTCCAACAACTCAAATTTCAAATTTCACTTTCGAATCTCAGACTACATACCGTCCACTTCAAATATCTTTTCAAGTGTGTCGTAGTCAGGTTCGTCTTCATACTTGAGTTGCACCACTGCGATCATGTAGCGGAGCAGGCGTTTGTGGGACTGCCTTGGCATCATCTTCTTGAGGACTGAATCCTCTCCACTTGAGATCATTCGTTTCGCGTCCCGTTTAGCGCCCAAGATTGGGGTCTTACCCGTCACTTTGGACCAGAGCAACACACCTCCAAACAGTGATGCTATGAGGAGCCACCCCATGTTTTCGAGATCTGATCGTCTGCTGGGGATGGCGCCTACATGCGAGTCCTCGCTGATGAAGGGGAGCGTACCTCTATGAAGGCACAGCTTGCCAGGAGTGTAGGGGACGTGGACTCCGTCTTTCATGAATTTGTGGACAAGGCCAAAGTCTGTGATGTAGAGGGATATAACGCCTCCTTCAGACCTCACTAAGACGTTCTTGGCTTTGAGGTCTCCATGTGAGTAGCCAAACGAGTGGATGAATCGGATGGCCGATATGAGTTGACACGCCATGTCGCACTTCTCATGTTTTGAGAGTTGGATGTTGTCGATGAAGCGCTGGAGATCGAAGGGGAACCTTTCTATCACGATGAAGCGGAGATCGTTCGCGACACCGGACGTCACGAGGTCCGGTATATACTTGGGCATGTCTTTGTCTAAGCGCCCCCTCATGAGGTCGCTCAGATCCCGATAAAAGCGCTCCTCTTTGCGCAATTGATCATCTGACCGTGGCTGAGTCTTTACTACGACTTTGTCGTTCTCTGTGCATGAGTAAATAGTGCCAAATCCACCTCTGCACAACCTCTCATCAAGGGACCAGGGTTTGCCCTGATGATCAACCAATGTCTTTGAAATGGTGTTTTGCACCGTAGTAGCTTTAGTAACCATTTTATAGTAAGATGATTTTGAGGAAGCCCTCAAGATTAGATTCAAACACTAGGGATGGATGGATATTTGAAAACCGACTTTGTGGGATGACTAAGGTAAAGTAACGAACCAAACATGAACGCACAAGCTATCACTATCACCAAGGCCAAAGCCACCAAGGCCAAAGCCACCAAAGCGACCGCCAAGACCATCAAGGCCGTCGCCCCCGAGGAGCAGGAGGACATCTCCCCTGCCGCCTCACTCGAGCTTGAGGAGCCCAAGCCCAAACTCAAACTCACTAAGAAGGAGAAGAGGTTCATTCGCCTCAACGAGCTCCACGCCAAGCTCTACGAGGGTGAGTCCGACTCCGAGTGGGAGGACGCAGACCTCTCTGACGACGAGGAAGAAAAAGATGAGAAGATCAACGAGAAGATCAACGAGATGGTTGACGAAGCCAGGGAGATTGCTGAACAGATGACCAAGGATCTGAACGACAAGATGGAAGACCCCAGGATCGCCATCAGGTCGCTTGAGAAGATCATCGGCTACCTGACCCAAAGCATCAACAAACTCAAGGCCAAGGTCGACAAACTGAAGGCTGACAAAGACTGCGACAAGGACGATCTGAAGGAGAGGAAGAAGGAACTCGCCTCGGTGAGGAGGGCACTCAGGACCGCCAAGGCGGATTTGATCATGAAGGAGAAGACCATCACCGACTACAACGAGATCAAGATCAAGAAGGCGGAGATTAAGACCGAGTTGGCTAGGTTTGAGGCTCTGGCTACGTACTTTGACACGGTGGATGCTCTTGTCGGATACGCGACCAATGAGGATCCGTTTAGATCCTTCTTTAGCGCTTTCAAGTGCAAAGCCGACCTGGACAGATCCCTGTTCTTCAACGACACCTATGACGTTGCCTACGTTACCTATGATGACACTAAATCTTTTGTGGAAGACGAGTATGAAGCGTATAGACAGGACAATGACATGTCCGACTCTGTGGCGTCGGTCTCTCAGCTTGAGTGGGATGATGTCTATGAGAGCTTGGGGGATGAGCACTACTCAGGAGACGTTAAGAAGCTGAACATGAAGCAGCTCAAGTTCCTCTGCGTCGAGTACAATGTGCCCCGTGACGGCAAAAAGTCCGACCTCGTGGAGCGCCTCAAGTCCCCCTACGAGCTCTATGTTCCCAAGAACAAGAGGACTGAACCCTTTGACACCTTCAAGACAGGTGACCCCAATCAGGAGAAGTACGACGAGCTCATGGAGAACAAGTACAAGAAGAACTCGGACGCCATGAAGATCCTGAGGCAGCGCAAGATCATGGGATGTCAGTTCATGAGGGCGCCCAAGGGGCACATCGAGTACATCTTCAACGAGCTGGGCCTCGAGCTCCCCAAAGGCAAGCGGGAGGACCTCGTGAAGAGGCTCCTCGAATACTACTATGAACTATACTAAGAACTATACTAAGAACTATACTAAGAACTACTAAGAACACTACTAAGAAAGAACACTGGTAAGTACCTCAATTCGACCACCGCGACAGCACATCAAGTCGCTCCAAATCGTTACCCCTAGGGGTAACGAATGCCAGTAAAGACGTTTGAAAACATGAGTTCCAATCTAAGGAGAATAAGGACTACTAGTGAACTCAACATGTTTGACCATTCAGTGACGATTTCAAATGAACTCGTGGCGTTGGAGCCCATGTACTTGGATCGGAATATCCTAGAACATCTCAAACGTAAACTGAAGGAATCCAAAGTAGGTAGGTGCACCAAAGAACAAGGCTTCATCAAAGACATCGAGATCAAGAAGGTCCAACCGGCTGAGATCTCGATGTCTGACGGAAGCACACCACGTTTCTCAGTCACCTACACCGTTGAATCCATACTTCCAAAGTCTGGTAAAATATATACCACGAAGAAGGTGGTGGTGATCAACCATGATAACGTATGCTGTGTCATCTCTACCATTGACGAGACGTGCGAGGGTAAGCCCTTCCAGATCTTCATCATCAATGGTAGTGTTAAGGGAAAGAAATACAAGTTCAGTGATTGTAAGTGCTCAATCCCGATAGTGACTCAACCCGTAGACTTTGTGCTCCTAAACATAGTGGTGGATACAGTAGAGTACCACGAAAAACAGTTCATAGTGACTGGGAAGCACATCCACGACCACTGTCCTGTTATCAAACCCTCCAGCTCAAAACATGATAAAGAAGTCCGTCCAAAGACTGAAGATAAGTAAGCATGGATATTGTTCGAAACTACACCAAGCTTATGCTAACCAGACGAGGCTATACCATTGATAAGTTTATGGACACTGATGAGAAGGGTGTTCCTGGTAAGAAGCCCAGATTAATTGTAACCAAGCCTGACGACACCAAGGCGATCGTCTTCTTCGTGCAGAAGAAGAGCAATACAGATAAGGTAACTATCAACGTAGTGAAGGCTATCATCTCTATGGCCAAAGAGATCACGCACATCCTGATCGTCCACGACACCGTCCTCACGCCAGATGCAAAACAGAACATTACCAACTCAAGCGATAAGTTCATAGCCCTCTACCAATTTGAGACCTTCACATTTGATGAGCTCAGTTACGACTTACTAGACGTTCAGCGCTACCCCCCAGACATCACCTTTGTAAAACCCCCACCACGCAATGCCGCTAAACTGCCAATCCTACTATCGTCAGATCCGCTAGCCCGATACATGAGGATACGACATGGAGACATTATACAGGCACGATTCGGTGACGAAATGATCACACTCAGACGATGCATCAGCGCAGCCGGAGCCAAGGTCTAGTTACAATAAGTAGCCTCTATCATGATACCTCATTCATTTGTCTCATTCATTTATCTTCACCTCATTTATCTTCACCTCATTCATCTCATCATAACCCCGCGGGGTTATGATCACCCTAGATTGAAGTACCTCATACCTTGTAGAGGTACTTGTCGCATTGGCAGTTGGCCTGATACTTAGGATAGTAAACACGAGCCTGCCAGTGAGTGTTTGGGTACCTGCACATGGAGAAATTACGTGTGAGGCAAGATAGATCCTGATAACATGGAGGATTGGGAGGCTTGTTCACCTTGTCGGCACACATACGAGGCGATACATACCCAATCTTATAGTAGTCGTTTTTCGGAGTCACTGTAGCTGACATTTTAAGTGAATGAGATATTCTTCAGTGGTCCGGTCAATGTCATGTTCCCTGAAGATCATTACCAGTGAGCATGAGGAAGTACTTCTTGGTGGTGCACGCGGCGATCTTTATCTTTAGCTCTGAAAAATGACACTTAGCTATTCAGGAATCGTTAATTATGGCAAGGCCACACTCCCCTCGGTGGAGTCGTGGGGCACTAACATGAACATCTTGAAGGACCCGCCCAAGTCTGTGCACACGCGCAAGATTGACAGGGTCGGAGAAACTTCGGCCATCACGACCGCCGTCGATGAGAGCGGCGACAGGTTCTGTGAGGCCATCAACTACTATGCGAGGGGCCAGAATCCGATGGTGGCTGTCTCATACGGGCAGGGACAACAGAAGAGCAGCAACATCAGCGGCGGCGAGGCCTTCCTCCCGTACAGGATCGCCAGGGAAGGCGCATTCAGGCCACCCGTCTGGCGCCAGGAAGACCTATTACCCATATCAAGACTTCCGAGGATTTGGACTGAGGTCAGTACACAACCATACAAACCAGTCTTCACGAAGAGGATCAGGGACTGCGGCACGGCAGAAGACACACGCGAAGTCAAGAACCACACGCTTCAGGTCGCGTGCGCGGTCAACAAGACGGTAGCTGCGTATCCTAACATCAATCAGCCTGACATGAAGCCAGGAATAGTGAGGGACCCCCTAGCACCTGGACAGGTAGGGGCCCCAAGATCGTGCGTAGGAGCTAACGCGTCTGAGATTGTGCAGAACATCAATCATGACATGAAGCCAGGGGTTGTGAGGGACCCCCTAGCACCTGGACAGGTAGGGGCCCCAAGATCGTGCGTAGGAGCTAACGCGTCTGAGATTTTGCAGAACATCAATCATGACATGAAGCCGGGGATAGTGAGGGACCCCCTAGCACCTGGACAGGTGGGGGCTCCAAGATCGTGCGTAGGAGCTAACGCGTCTGAGATTTTGCAGAACATCAATCAGCCTGACATGAAGCCAGGAATAGTGAGGGACCCCCTAGCACCTGGACAGGTGGGGGCCCCAAGATCGTGCGTAGGAGCTAACGCGTCTGAGATTGTGCAGAGGCTAGATCAGGGACCTATCCTTTTGGCACCTTCACGACCTATTGCGTCAGGAGCTACCAATCCCGCGGCTATCAAGGAGACGCCCATTGTCCTGAACAACGTCAGACTCACACAGAACCACCCCACTACCAACGCAACAACCAACTTCGCAGCGCCGTCTCTATCGGGTTACAACCCCCAGAGTGAGGCTCAATATACACGTCTGCCACCCAGGTCGCAGCGAGGAGGGTTTGATGGATACCAGGGCATACCGAGCGTGAACATGAACCATCCAACCAAAAACTTGATCAAGGTGAGGTGAGAATGTGACACGGACAAGTCAAATTTGAAAAAGTAAGGTTAAAGATAAGATCAATTAGGTAAAGGAATGGCTATAACCAATTGTACATGTTGCAGCCTCCTCACTTGGGACTATACTATGCCGGCGACCCGCCACTACATAGACCCGAAACGAGACGACCGCAAGGCGGGCGGTATCCTGATCTACAATGGCCGCGTGCTCATCATTCAGTCAAGATCCAACAAGTGGGGCTTCCCGAAAGGGGGCTTCGAGCGAGGCGAGACCGCGGTCCAATGCGCGGAACGGGAGGTGCATGAGGAGACATCATTCAATGTCAGGTTCAGTGATGACGATCTGAAGGTTAAGTATAAGGACATCACGTTCTATGTCAAACACCTCCAGAACGAACCTCCTGAGATTGACATCCAGTACCTCAAGACACCAGGCAACGACTGCACGGGGATTGGATGGATCAGACTAACCTGCCTCAAAAGACTCATGAAGAAGGAGAAGAGGCTCAAATGTGACGTAGTGGAGAGAATAAAGACTTTGACCTTACATAACACTAAGGAGGAACCACCTCAAGCGATGCATTTCAATTTGGGTGTTCGTGAGTTTGTAAAGCAGTACATGGAGCGTGGTCGCAATCGCAATGCCAGGAGCTAACATGTGAGTGATGCACGACCGAGCGCGTACTCAATATGTAGTGTGAATGAGACAACGTGTCCATATCCTTTCGGGGATATGGAAGTTCTACAGGTTAGGTACAGGTTAGGTACAGGTTAGGTACAGGTTAGGTACAGGTTAGGTACAGGTTAGATACAGGTTAGATATACGAGTCAGGCACCAACTCAAACAGAGCATTAATTTGTAGGTCGTGATTGGGCTCGGCTGGTGGCACGTTGTCGGTCAGGGTCGTCTCGAACGTCTCACCTGTGCTATTCAAAGTGATCTTCAGTTTGATGTTTGAGTCCAACCTGAACCTGACCGTCTGTGTCATGTTGTCTCCCTCAAGTGCCACAAACTCCTGTTCCTCGGGGTTGTTGATGTCCTTCACTGTAGCTCTGAACATGGCCCTCACGGCGTGCGGGTTGTTTGAGAAGATGTTGAGCGTGTTGGTGCTGGACGGGTCGATGCTGCTGAGCTCTACATAGAAGTAGTTCTGGAACGCGGTCTTGCCTCCGTTGCCTATAGCCAAGACCTTGTTGGGTAGCACGAGTCTATTGAGCCGTATATTGAACACAGGGATCTCCTGGCTCAGATTGAGACGCCAGGTTAGGGGGTTCGCGTTCTCGTACCCAAACTGCATGAGCTCAAAGTCCAGACCCGCCGTGCCTGCCGTGAATGGCGGGAACACGGTAGCTGTCTGCGTCGCGCCATCGTACGCGACTATGCGCCTCACTTCCCCCTCAGGAGCGGTTACTGTGTTGTTGTAGAGCGCCTGCGGGATCCTGAGGAACCAACTCTGGTAGATGTTGTCCACGTTCACCGCAGAGGTTCCAGTGAGGACAACTTGGTCTGTGGTAGATGCACCTCCTGATGTGAAGATGTAGTTCGGTATTGTGTTCCTGATGGAGTAGTTGTGGAAGCGCTGCCAGGCGAACGCTGGGTCCCCGCCCACGCTCAAGATACCGTTCTGGTTATCGTACGCGCCTACAGGGCGCCACTCATCCAGCGTCTCGTTATAGATGATCTTGTTGAGGTAGTCCTGTCTGTTGTCTGAGCCCGCGGGCACGAACAGGTACAGGGCGGTTGGGTCGGTGGTGTCACTGGGGTCCACTATGAAGAAGAAGTCGCCAAAGTTGAACTGGAAATTCTCGTCACTCAGCGTCACCTGGGCACGCCCGTTGCCCAAGTAGATGTACTCCAAGATACGGGCGAATTGGTCGGGCTGCGACGAGTTCCTGAAGATGGCGTGCTTGTAGTAGTTGTAGCGCTGTTGGAGTATTGACGGGGCGATCTGCCTGAACTCGATGACGTTCTTTGAGTTCGCGTTCCCGAGGCCAGTGCTGAGGATCTGCCCCTCTACACTCTCATTGCCGAGGCTGTTGACATCAAAGTAACCACCAGTCCACTCATTCACCGGGCAGGACACACAGATCGGGTCCTGGGCCTGCTCGCCCAGTGCGCGACCAGACTGAGAGAGGGCTACTTCAAATTCACCAGGATTAGGCCAACGAGTCCTATTCCTGAAAGTCGAATCTAACTCAAGATAACTAGCCATTTTTAGTCATGAAAGAGAACTTTAGATGGTTTACGAATTGTCTTTGTTACATAAAATGGAACAAAGCGAACTCATCGCCAATCTGCTGCGCGACAGGTTAGCATCTAAATTGCCCGAATCGGACTTGACCTCGCTCATCTCAGAAACCAAAGAGATCGTAAAGACGAACCAGACACATGAGGTATCCAGCACCGCCAGTTCGTCAGCACAAGCCTCCGAAGCACAAGCCTCCGAAGCACAAGCCGACCCACGGATCAGTAAACTGAAGGACAGCATCGAATACATCGAGTACAAATGCCGAGAGATCGAAAGATCCCTCAGAGCAAGCGATAGACATATGAGGCCGCCAAGGGAACGCGTCTTCAGGGACAGATCACCTCTCGTTTGGGGATCTCTATGGAGATCCCCGCCTGGTTAGAAGTTCGCTCACTATCACGCGCTCTCCAACGGCGTCCATCAGCCGCTCACATACTTGAAATACGCTACTCAAAAGTGATTAGGAACAATAAACATGAAGAAGCTTACTACACAGTTTGTGCTTGACCATATAGACGAGCAGTTCATGATAGGGATCAATGCTCTGTATTGGATGGGAACGCTCAGGTCTTCAATGACCAACGTGCTGGAGGAAGAGGAATACCCGACCTTCTCAGAACCCTTCTACAGACGATACGGATCCTTCTCCCCGCTCAATCCCGACATCGCCATCAGGGATATACGCGAAGACAAATCCAGTATAGGCTACCTAGACAGCGCCATACAGTGGGAGGCGTTCGTGATTGATGTAATTGGCTTCTTCCACCACAGTAAGTGCCTTCATAGAGTGAGGAGGGTGATCAAGGATAAGTTCTTTGATCACTACGAATACACAGCAACCGTTAATGATGCCCAACAGGAGGTAAGGGCAAAGAAGATCCTAGACGAATACGATGACGACCGCATGCTCGTGTTCTTCGAATTCAGGGACTACCTCTGGGGATGGGACAACACAGAAGAACAAGACATGAACACAGATGAAGAACCAGATATGAGTATTAACTGAGTCAACAGAACATCTCAACCATAAAAAAACCGAACCACTATGAACTTTTTTGCAAAAGGTAAAGCCGTGATGGCTGCGTTATTGGGACCCTGCTACTCAGGGAAGTTTGTATACGAGGACGCGTATCAAGACGACGAATACGACTATTGCTGCTTCTACAGTAAAGACCCAGAAGACGACGACCTCGACTTCATACTATGGAGTTTGTCTTATGATGACCAGACCTATCCTCAACCACTTCATAACCCTTAGGGGTTATAAATCTTACTCAGACAGGAGGCACCTCAATGGGCAGCTTGAAGGTGCTCTGCCACGTCTTCACCTGAGCCCACTTGAGGATCCTACCGCTTGAGAGTAGGTGTTTCTTGTACATGTCCAGAAGCGTTTGCGCCTTGCTTCTGTTGTCCTCACCGTTGTAGCCAGCCCCTATGATCAAGAGGTGACTCACACTGCAGTCGTTCCATTGATCGAAACTGGGATCCTCAAGCGCACTCGTCAGCTGCTGAGCTATCGTCTCATCACCCAAACCCTGATGACAACTCCAACACATTTTATCTAAGTAACCATAAAAATTTAGAAGTCGTCATCAAAGACCAATTCACCTTGTTTACGTTCTTCTTTCATGACACCCGCCTTCTTATACTCGCTCACCCTCTTCTCGAAGAAGTTGGTCTTCCCCTCAAGGCTGATCATATCCATGAAGTCGAATGGGTTCCTAACGTTGAACTGCTTACTGCAGCCCAGTTGGACCAAGAGCCTGTCCGTCACGTACTCGAGGTAGCGGGTCATGAGCGACGCGTTCATACCGATCAGACGTGCAGGCAGCGACTCCGTGATGAACTCGCGCTCCACGTCCAACGCACTTAGTAAGATCTCGCTGATCCTATCCTCACTCAGTCTGTGCTTGATATGATTGTTATAGAGGTTCACCGCAAAGTCACAATGGAGTCCCTCATCCCGTGAGATGAGTTCGTTGGAGAACGTGAGACCAGGCATCAGACCCTTCTTCTTGAGCCAGAAGATGGAACAGAACGACCCGGAGAAGAAGATGCCCTCAACCGCCACGAACGCGATCAACCGCTCTGCAAACGAGGCCCTATCTCTGGCGGTCCACCTCAGAGCCCAGTCAGCCTTCTTCTGAATGGCCGGAAACGTCTCTATGGCTCTGAAGAGGGACTGCTGCTCCTCAGGGTCCGTCACGTAGGTCTCAATGAGGAGCTTATACGTCTCACTGTGGATCGTCTCCATGGCGATCTGGAAAGCGTAGTAGGCCCTGGCCTCTGGGTATTGGACCTCGCTGTAGAAGTTGTCCACCAAGTTCTCGTTCACGATGCCGTCGCTGGCTGCAAAGAACGCGAGGATGTGTTTGATGAAGTAGCGCTCGTCGTCGTTGAGCTTTGACCAGTGAGCAAGATCCTGTTGGAGATCAATCTCCTGAGGGGTCCAAAACGCGGCTTTGTGCTTTTGATAAAAATCATCAATGTCTTTGTGGTCAACAGTGAGCACGAATCTGTTTTTATTCTCTACTAGTATGGGTTCCATTTCGCCTTTTACAGTACCAAGGTTCTTCATAATACACTACCTTCTACCGACCTTTGGGTCGGCTGAGCGCTGAGAGTGTTATAGATATATGACTATGTAAATAAAGATGGAACCAATGGATGTTGATCTGGTCTTTGAAGACCTTGTACACCACATACGCGTTTTGGAGAGCATGCTCCTGAACCTGTTGCACGACTACTACGAATTGAAGTGGAAGTTAGATAATAAGTTGAAATTTCCTGGTCAAAACCCATAGTAAAATAAAACGACAATGCAACAGAGATGTAAGAACAACGTGCTCAATAGTGAGCGCAAATATATAGGTGAACTATACGACCACGCGGATCAGCTGCTGGACAACTTGGACGACATCAAAGATATTTTTGATAAGTACATCGCTGCGAAGCTCTACAATTGGCGCTACAAGTGGTTCTGTGAGCACTACAAACCTGAGGAGTGGACCACGGACGACGCCTCTGACAATTGGTCGTTCGGTGACGGACCCGAGACTATCACGTTCGACAGCATACCCTACAACGTGTGCATGAACTGGCATGTGGTCCTTGACAAGTATTTTCAGGACGATAGACCAATCCACCTCCCAAGCGACAAGCACTACTCAGACCTGTGTCGTGCCAAGCTCGACAACGAGGGCCTTGTCCCTCACTACTTCAGGTGCTGCATCCCCTTCCCTGACGAGTTTATATACATGCTCCACAACATTAATGCATCAAATGAAGACGGCGAACGCGTTCTGAGGGACAACCTCACGCCGTTACAGTTGGAATATTATGAGAAAGAACAAGAGGACTATTCATGGGCAAGAGAGAACTGATGGAAAAACTTTCTATATACCTGTGAGATAGCTTTATTGACGCCTGCTCAGCGTGAGGAGTTGGCACCGTGTCGACTAACTAGTTTGATTAGATACGTTATAACCACGAGTGGTTATAACTGCAACTAACACTTACGCGCTACATGTGAGGCACGTATCGTCACAGTCTGGTCGAGAACGTCTGGTCTTCTTTGACATTGACGGAGCAACAGTCACCTTCACGGCGTTCATAGCGCTCTTGGTCCTTAGGTAATACATGCCCGTCTTCAGACCTTTACTCCACGCGTACATGTGCATCTTGGACACGCGGTCAATCTGCGGCGACTCCAGGAACAAATTCATAGATTGAGACTGATCCACGAACCTGCCTCTATCCGCGGCCATGTCTATCACGTCTTTCATGGACACCTCCCACACAGTCTTGTAGATTTCCTTCAGTTCGTCAGGGATGTCGAGGTTCTGGACTGACCCGTTGTCGTGCATCAGCTGCTCCTTCATGTCGGCATTCCAGAGACCGAGCTTGTTCAGATCATCAAGGAGGTACTTGTTAACCACTATAAACTCTCCAGACAGGACCCGACGAGTGTACAGATTAGACGTGAAGGGCTCAAAGGCGTCGTTGTTGCCCATGATCTGCGCGGTAGATGCGGTCGGCATCAGCGCAATGAGGAGCGAATTGCGCACACCGTCCCTCATGATCTGACCACGCAGGCCCTCCCAATCCCATCTATCACTCAATTGAGGGGTACCGTCCCAGAGGTCAAACTGGAACATACCCATGGACAGGGGTGAGCCATCAAACGTCTCATACGGTCCCGCAGGGACGCCATCAGGACCCTCCTTCAGAGCCAGATCATGAGAGGCAGATAACGCCGCGAAGTACATCGTCTCGGCGATCTCCCTGTTGAGCCGTTTCGCTGACTCGGACGCGAACGGTAACCGCATGAGCGCGAACACGTCGGCGAGCCCCTGCATGCCCAGACCCACCGGCCTGTGACGCATGTTGGAGCGCCTCGTCTCCGGGAGGGGATAGAAGTTCCTATCAATCACCCTATTGAGGTTGTACACAGTCTGCTTCACAATAACATACAACATGTCATGGTCAAACACACCATCTCTTACAAACTTGGGGAGACAGATTGAAGCCAGGTTACACACTGCGATCTCGTCCTTGTCCGTGTACTCACAGATCTCCGCACACAGGTTTGAGGACTTGATGGTGCCCAGGTTCTTTTGGTTGCTCTTTTTGTTGCAGGCGTCTTTGTAGAGCATATACGGCGTGCCGGTCTCGATTTGAGAGTGAATGATCTTGAGCCATAGATCCTGGGCCTTGACAATCTTCCTCACTTTGGAATCATCCTGTTCATACTGGAGGTACAGATCCTCAAACTGATTGCCATAGACCTCGTACAGACCATTGCACTCGTTGGGACACATGAGGGCCCATGTACCGTTCTCCTTCACCCGCTTCATGAAGAGGTCAGGGATCCAGAGTGCATAGAACAGATCTCTGGCTCTGTGTTCCTCGGACCCAGTATTCTTCTTGAGGTCTAGGAACTCAAAGATGTCTGCGTGCCAGGGTTCAAGATACATGGCGAATGATCCTTTCCTACGGCCTCCACCTTGATCAACATAGCGAGCCGTGTTGTTGTAGACACGCAGCATGGGCACGATACCGTTTGATGTGCCATTCGTGCCTGCTATGTATGAGCCGGTGGCCCTGATCTTGTGCGTTGCGAGACCGATCCCGCCCGCGTATTGGGAGATCTTGGCGCAGTCGGCCAGGGTCTTGTAGATCCCGGTGATACTGTCCTCACTCATGTCGAGCAGGAAGCAGGACGACATCTGAGGATTGGGTGTTCCTGAATTGAAGAGAGTTGGTGTGGCGTGGGTGAAGTACTTGTCACTCATGAGATCATAGGTCCTTTTGGCTGACTCAAAGTCGGCCCCGTGGATACCCAGGGCTACGCGCATCAGCATGTGCTGGGGTCGCTCGGCCACACGGCCATTCAGTTTGAGCAGGTATGACTTCTCAAGTGTCTTGAAGCCAAAGTAGTCGTAATCGTAGTCCTTGTTGTAGTCCTTGATCCAACCGTTGATGAGCTCCTTGTTGGCAATGACTAGGTTGTAGAGCTCATCGCTGATTAAAGAAGCATGGGTGTTGGTTTTTGGGTTGATGTACTCGTAGAGATCACATATGACATCCGAGAAGAGAGGTTTGGTCTCTTTGTGGAGGTTGGACACGGCTATGCGCGCGGCCAGCTTCGCGTAGTCGGGGTGAACGGCGGCCATCGTGGCGGCGGTCTCTGCGGAGAGGATGTCCAGGTCGACGGTCGTGACGCCGTCGTATAGGCCCTCTACGACCTTGATGGCCACCTTCACGGGGTCGACCAGTTGATTGAGTTGGGGCTCCTTGCGCCAGAGGGAGCTGATCCTTTTGGTGATCTTGTCGAGCTCGATGCGCTCGTGTCTACCATCTCGTTTTATGACTTCCATGGTTCCTTTTATTGACATATCCTTTCCTCCAAATCGTTTTCAATCCACCCATGTTGTCCTTTTGATAAATGACTTGGTCAAGGGGGAGTTGAAATTAACTAGAAAATATAAAGGGTAAAGGTAAGAGTATACCAATCAACATGGCTTTTATAACTGAGACTTCGGCGTATTTCGTCACCAATCAATGTCTCTTCGGGGCGTACCCGACTCAACACCAGATCCAACAGCTCGAGGACTGGGGTGTCGATATAGTAGTCAACCTCACCAGGAATGATGAGAAGAAGATCCGACCATACAGGACTAGAGCTAAAGTCATTCAGTTCTCCATACCTGATCGCAAAGTGCCTGAAGACGTGAGCGAGTTTTGTGCCTTAGTTATCCACCTTACACATGAGATCAATACTGGTAAGAAGATCTATATTCACTGCAAGGGTGGTCATGGAAGAGCTGGCATACTTGTGGCGGCCATCCTCTGTTACCTCCATAAAATCACACCCAATGAGTCATTCACCAGGACGTCCGAGTACCACGCCACACGGCCAGTCCATTCAACCAAACCCAAGAAGAACGCGTTCTGGAAGACAAAGGGGTCACCTCAAACCCAAGAGCAGCGCGAGTTCGTGAGAAGTTTGTTCCAACCCTACAAGATCTCAAAGGACTCACCGTTCACGGAGCGGGGCGAGTGGCTGTCCCGTACATATGACAGCTTCCTGATGAACACGAACCTGGGACCTATTGAGGGGGTGAATGGGAAAGAACTTGAGGAGTATAGGGACTCACTCATTGTGGGTATGGTCTTTTTTTAGCTTAGAATAGGTATTAGATAAGGGTAACCATAATGATGTGCCCAAAGAGCAAGATCGTCAGACTATTTGAGGATGAATTACAGATTACATCACTTCTGTTACCCCAAAAGGTAAAAGATACTAAACAGCACCTCAGTTCACACGCTCATACAGCCATCGATAGAACTCGTCCTTAGCCTTCAGCAACTCAACACTGGGCGCATCTCCATCCCTCTCTTTCACGTACTCTATGCCTGCCAACGCGGGCTTGTCGTCTGTGCACCTCAGCTTGAAGCACACCGAACACGTCTGATCATCCAACACGCTGCTGTCCGAATCCAGGATCTGCTGCTCTTTACGACCCCCCTTCTTGACGCGGTACCTGTGTGAGCAGGGTAGATGCACCGCGAACACACCCCCTAGCCTGTAGCGCCTGTGAAGCTCTCGCTCAATGTACTCCAACTCAGCAGAACTATATGATCTAGCCATCAGAAACATGGTCGGTAATTTAGTACAAAGCAAGATAATAATTTCACTCTAAGAAACAAGTCTGTGTCTGTAATACCATCTGCCACCACATCGTTGGGGAGGCTTACAAGACGCACAACGATGTGGTGGAGGGGGTGTTGCAGAGCGCGTTGCCCCAAGCTCCGTACTGGAGGTTCTTGCCGCACTTCTCGAGGTTCTTGTTCAGGGTTGGGATGGGTGCACTGACGTTGATTGAGGGTCCTATGTTTACGCTCTCGCTGAGTCCTGAGTAGTCGAAGTGGACTGGTCTGCCATGGAAGCCCTTGCCGCAAGCGACCTGAGCTAGCTCTTCATTGCTGACGCCCTGGCATAGGGACTGGAGGTAAGGGTTTGAGGTGTACATGTACGGGCCTCCTGCGCATCGTTTGGATACGCATGGGGAGAAGAGCTGTGTGTTGTAGCTTCCGCCGAGCTGCGCGTATGGGAAGCCGCTGTTGGCGTATCCCTCAACTAGGGTCTGATATAGCCAAATCCCACCTACGAGGATGATGACAACTACGATAAAGATCAAGATATTATCCATTTTGTTTGACTCAGATTTTTCTGATGACTTACTTACAAATCACTCAGTTGTTTTGTCTGATCTGTCTGATCTGTAGTGGTTGGCGTGCAAACACATGATGGCGTAGTGGATGATCTTCATGAGGTCTGCCTTGTTTTTGCCGTTGTTCTTGCCGTTGTTCTTGCCGTTGTTCTTGCCGTAGCGTTGCGCGTACTTGATGATGTTACCGATACAGAAGCCGTCACCGTGCCCTGTGTCGATGATGAACTCGGTAGCCTGAAACTGATTCTGGTTGTGGTTGTAGTGACCAGAGTACGTCTTATCAATATACTCCATCAGGTCAGCCACGATCTCAGCCTCGTTGTATTTATACTCGATACCTGCCATTATCCTTTGATGTAAGGAACCTTGTACAGAAATCAATCAAATCGTCAATTTTCCTGAGTCGTCTCATGGTTAGGTTAGTAGTCGTGTTCATCATCCCACTCGTCGTCCGACGACATGAAGCCATCTTCGTCCTCTGAGTTGTACACGGTTGGAAACATCGGAAGACCCAGGAAGTCAAATGGGTTGTGTATATCCTCAATTCGCGGCTTGTGCGGCCACACGTCACGCTCATGAAAGACAATGATGGCGTCGAGCGTCTCATATGTGAGATATGAGAGGATAAACATGAAGAATATATCGAGACCATCCGTGAGCGTCTGCCATATGGCCGACTCTGGATATTTTGAAAAGACGTTGAGGTCTGGGATGCTATACGTCTTGCCGTCCTTGGTCTCAACGTCGATACTGGCAATGTTCATACCAATCATTTTTGAATTTCCAGGCTATGCATATATCTATACAAATAAAGGATGGGTATCAAACATTTCTACAGTTGGTTCAGGAAGCACGAGACCCTCAAGAAGAGCATCTCGACGTCGGTCCCCAGCGAGGTAGATCACCTCCTGATCGACATGAACGGTGTCATTCATGAGGCTGCACAGCGTGTCTTTAAGTACGGCAAATATGCCCCTCAGAAACCAGGGATAATCATCCCAAAACGACGACTTCAAAAGAGTCGTGGCTCTGGTGGACCCAAAAAAACCATCAACAAACCATCAGTCAAGGATCTGTACGCGTGCGTCAAGTCTGAAGTCAACAAGTTGGTCGATATTGCACGACCCCAGAAGACGGTCTTCCTGGCCATTGACGGTGTGGCCCCTATGTCCAAGCAGAACCAGCAACGACAGAGACGCTTCAGGGCCGCAAAGGAGCGTGAGGGTAAAGAGGAAGGAGCTTTCGATTCGACGTGCATAACAGCCGGGACCGAGTTCATGTGGGAACTGGCTCAAGACCTCTTCAGAGACAAATGGATCGTCACTAAGAACCCCGTCAATGTCATCATCTCAGATGACTCGAAACCTGGCGAAGGCGAGCACAAACTGATGGAGTGGATTAGACACCATGATGACATGACAGGCACGTACTGCGTGGCCGGAATGGACGCTGATCTGATCCTTCTATGCTGCGTGCTCCCAAAAACCCATGTCTATATCATGAGGGAGGCCGAGCACAGAGGATACGATTACATTGACATCAACAGGGTCAGGCAAGGTCTCCCCGTGAGGGCGGATGACCTGCTCATCTGGAGTTGCTTCATAGGCAATGACTTCCTTCCTCCCATACCATCGCTCGAGATCAAAGAGAGCAAGCCGGAGACGGGTGCGCTAGACTTCTTTTTTGAGAACTACAGGAAGCCGTTAGTTGACAGTAGCACAGGGTACCTCAAGATTGGCGAAATCATCAGACTCCTCAAGCTTGTGAGCGAGCGCGAGCAGGCCATCATGGAGGCGCGGCACAAGGAAGAAGATCTAGAGGAGGTCAACAGGAGGTTCCCTAACCAGCTCTGGGACGGGAATATTGAGAAGTATAGGAAAGACTATATCGACTTCAAACTCAAGAAGTACTGGAGGAGGCCCTACAGTTTCTCTGAATACGATGTCGCCCACGACTTCATGAAGACGGTCCAGTGGGTGTACCTCTATTACACTAGAGGCATCGGCGCCACCAACGCATGGGAGTGGTTCTTTCCTTTCAACTACTCCATTCATGCTAACTTCTTTGTGGAGTACATCAAGACCAAAACACTCATCTCATACGGCTTCGAGAAGACCAAGCCGTCCCATCCTGATGAGCAGCTTCTGAGGGTGATCCCGCCTTCAAGCAAGCACCTCATCCCATCATACCTACATGAGCACGTGGATCGCCTGGCTGAAAAGTACACACTGTTTGAGATTGACATGGCCGGCAAGCGTCAGGAGTGGGAGGCGACAACGATCGTTGACTTTGTCGAACTTGATATCGAGGTCACGCGCCAACTGAGAGGACGGAGTAGGTAGGATCATCTCATTCATCTCTATCCCTTCGGGGATACAGATCTTTGCATTATTTTGATTGGGTGATCGATTGATGTCGATAACCAATGAGACAAATCTGAAGTGGAGTACCGAAGGGGTTATAAACACCCTGGTATCCTCAAAATGCAATTCAAAACTAAACTATTAGAGTTTATTGACGAACTCCTGGTTCTGTTTGAAGATAAAAACAAGATAGTGTATAGACGCCTCATACACTATCATCACCAGGTCAGAAACAGGTTAGACGAAGATGACCTATACGCCATGGCTATTGACTTCCTATCACAGGAGAGTGTGAGAGGAATGGTTGCTACTCACAACCACAAGATCATGAAGGGGACGTCCATGGAGATGGACGTAGACCTGTTGTGGGAGTCGTGCACTTCCAAGAACAAGGCCATCATATGGAAGTGGGTTGATGTGATTGTGGAGTCGCTTGAGCCGTGTCTTGTATGACGATGATTGTCGTTATGCCATAAAAATATTGACTTGTTAAAAATGGTGTACAGTAACAGGTATGCATATGACAGTCGAGGCCAGACCCCAACACTGGGGCTCTACGGCAACTACGAATACAACCCTTACGGTGTGGGGAGTACCATTGAGGGATACGAAGACAACACACGTAACAACCTCAGCAACTACACACTTCGTGTCATGCCTTACGATGACGACCTGAGGGAAAACTTCATAGACCTCACACAACCCAGCAGCGTACCCATCTACCTGCTGATCGCCATCATCGTTATTCTCTTATTACTCTATGTAGTCTGAGTCAATGTCATATCCATTAGTCATACATTAGTCATATCCATTAGTCATATCCATTAGTCACATCCATTAGTCACATCCATTAGTCATATCCATTACCTCATGAGGTAATGGGTTCAAACTGATCACCATCATGGCAGCCCTAGGCTGCTTATTCATGGTCATGTTTAATAAGTTACAAACACACTATCACAGTTATCTTAGGTAGTTCTTTGGCATCCAATACCCTGGTTACTCTACTTAAAATCTACAAAATCTATGGCATAACGGTCGCCACACCGAGCGAAACACACTCGTGTGAGGTCGTAGAAGACTGATTCTGAGATGTACGGAGACGATCCTGAACCGTACTCATTTTGGGTACAGTTGGATCAACAGTTTTATGTTTACAGGTCATCATTATCACTAAGGTTCCAATCAATCTCATTACGGCCTTTTTTATTGAGGTAGTTGTTCGCATCACGGAAGCAGTTGCATTCTATGTATCCAGTGGCCATAGGCGATGGATATACAGCTTTCAGGACGCAGTGCCTGTTGACGTCAATGAATGTACACTTCTTTTGAGCAAACGCTCCCCACAACATGAAGACGACGTTGTCCTTCCTGGAGCTGATCTGCCGAATGATCTCATCGGTGATCTTCTCCCATCCCTTACCCACGTGAGAGTTGGCCTTCCCGGAACACACAGTCATTGATGAGTTGAGGAGCAGCACACCCTGTTCCGCCCACTTCATCAGGTTACCGGACTTGTTAGGCACTGTGAAGCCGCTCCTCTGCAGCTCGGCGTAGATGTTGCGAAGCGACGGCTGGATCCCGTCGCGAACCGAGAACGACAACCCGTGGGCCTTCTTAGGAGTGTGATAGGGATCCTGCCCTATGATGACCACCTTCACGTCATCGAAGGTGGCCGCATTGAGGGCCGCGAAGACCTCATGCTTGGGTGGGAACACTGTGGTGGTGTCGTACTGAGACCATACCCATGAACTGAAGGTCTCAAGGAACTCAACCCTGCGCTCGGTGGCAAAGGCCTCCCTCAAGACTTGCTTCCACACAGGATCTGAGATGAGATCTAGCACAGTCTCGGGGGTCCATGAGGGTAGGTTCCTCACTTCGACGCAGTCAAACGTTCTAGCCTTCTCAAGCGCTTGGCCTATCATGTCCACATTGATCAGGTTTCCATCAACGAGGCACATCTCAAGTTCAAATCTGATATCGCTTGCAAGAGCCACGTAATTAGCCATCATGAGAGGCATCACGCCGTTCATGTACCCGACGTGCACCTCCTCTCCGTCCAGAAAGCGCACGAGCGGCAGCTCCTCTCCGTTCACATCATCTACGGAGATGACGACGCCACGAGATCCCGCTAGTTTACCGCGGAACGTGGATGTGAGGGCGACCTGAGACGTTGGGCCCAGATAGAGCCTGGGCCCTGTGGTAGTGAAGTCATAAATGGGGGCATTGCTGGTTGAACTCTTGTAGGAGTCTATGGTTCTTTTGAGTAGATTCTTGTCCGAATCGTTGACGACTATGGTGGGCTGAATGGAGAGGAGGTCTGACGACGGTGGGAAGACTGGGGTCTTGTCTTCGAGCTTTTCAAGTTGTCGAGGTGTGAATGATCTGACAAACCGTTGGTAGTCTAGGTGGTTGTTGATGATGTAGCGTGCGATGACACGGTCCTTCTCTTTCTCGTCATCAGGGAGATCCGCGTACTTGGTGGCGGCACACCTCTCGCGTCGTTCATCTCCGATCGCGTTCTTAGGCTTCCTATACACACCCTTTGAGTGCGTGGCGGAGCCGTTCCAGGGCTTGTTGGTAACCCAGTAGGTGTAGTTCTCGATCCATGCTTCATGAACGATATCCGAGGCTGCTTCTACGTCAAAAGTAAGGTTCTGAAAAAGACGTCCAATGGACATGCACATGTTGTCGTAGCCAAATGAGCCGGGTTGGAGAGACGAGGCCTTCCAACCATAGTTGTTGACGGTTTGGACCCAATCACTGAGGGGTATTGTATTGAATGGGTGGTCATATTTGAACACACCATTAGCGGTGCAGTATGCGGTCCTTCCAGGTCCGTTCTTTGGTTCCATTTTACCTTAATCTTCTGCATACAAGTGGTTTTTTCAAGTAATCAAAGTAGTAATAGATTACATTGAACTCAAAAATTCCAGAGGTAATGCAAATGGGACACGCTCCTCACGCTCCTCCACTTCTCAGTAGGTGTTGTCATGTATTTCGATGGGTCTATTCAACCTAATAAATATATCAATGATTCATAACCCCATAGGGTTACGAATGAAACCTATTTGTCTGTGAAGTCGAACCTATCGATGCCAAGCCTGCGCCTGATGGTGGTGATCGAGATCTTGAGGCGCTTGTCCAAGACGCGCTGCTCTATCTTCTCAAGATCTGGCTTGGTGGTGGGTTCTAGCTTTTCAGGTACATCATCACATTTGAAGAGTTCGCGCGTCTTCTCATGAGCCAGCACGGAGATGTCGAGTTTGACCTTCTGCTTTGTCTGTCTGTCCACCTTGGTCACCGACTCGCCAATCGTTTCGATGGTCTTGTACTTCTTGATGTAGTTAAGTGACGTGACCGGACCCACATGAGGTATGTTGGAGTTGAAATCGGTGCCGCACATGATGCACAGGTCCAACCAGTTCGCCTCATCCAACTCCAATCCAGACAAGATGGTCTCTATCCTGATTTGAGTGAACTCCTTTGTACCAAGGTCCACATCGTAGAGCATGATTGGAACACAACACGCGAGCACGTCCGTGTCTTTCGTCATCACAGCATCCGCGAGCCCTCGCTTGACGAGCTCAGCGCACAAGATCTCGGCTTCACCTATCGCCGTGATGTACGGGATTCCAAACATGGTCAGTAGTTCTTGCACGTTCTTGAAGTCTGCGTGTGTGATGTGGAGGATGTTGCCATGCAGCTTCTCAATGTATTGTTTGACTTTTGAGGCCGAGAACTCAACAGACGCGCCTTTGCGGATGATCTGAGTTGAGCGTACCTTTCCGCTGATGTCGTGCAGGTCTTGGCTGATCTCCCCTGTCTTGTTGTACTCCTCAAGGTCACTCTCAAGCTTCTTGACGCGAGCTATTGAGGCGTCCTTCTTTTCAGCACGCTTCTTCTTCTCATTGCTTTTCTCTTTGGGGGACTGACCGTCGAACACGAACGTCGGATGGATGTTGTGCTCGAGTAGGGCAGCAAAGAGCGTCATGAACGCTTCTTCGTACATCTCCTTACGCGCGGCTTTGTACATACAGATGAAGAGTGACGCGTCTACGACGATCTTCTTGTTCTCGAAGTCCTTCATCGGCACCCTCTCCTCATATGAGGGAAGCTGTTTCTTGAGTAGATCTCTGAGTCCTTTGATACCCATCTTTACTTTACTCTCGTGTACAGTTACCGTTAAACTTCATATATTCTGGACACCGTTTTGACCAACTACTGAGGATGAGCTCTTCAAGCCCGTATCTCGGCACATCGTAATGTGATGAGATTTTTTTTTGGGTTTTTGTGGTTAGTTAGTGCCGCCCAGTAGTGAGTGATGTGTGGTTGAGGCATATCACTCACTACTAGGAAAGTGGTTGTTAGTTGCGATAGATGAGATTGAAAGCCGGGAAAGGTTACCAAACCAAATGTGGTTTGGCGTCATCCCTAGGCACGAGCACCCTGGGTGCGCATGATGAAGTCGGTGACGCGCTCCTTCTCGTGGATCTTGAAGCACTTGTGGGTGGTGCTGTTCTTGTAGCGCCTCGTCTTCCTCTCCTTGCCATCCTTGTCCTTCTTGGTGATGAACTCGATCTCGACACCCTTGCAGCACTTGCGCTTGCACTCGAACTCGCTCAGGTTGTCCTTGATCTTCTTCTCCACCTCAGTGCGGGAGTGAGCGAACATGCACTCATCTCCGAACCTGCACTTGCCAATGATGGTGATGGCTCCTCCCTCAACCTTGAACATGTTCTTGCAGAGCAGGAACTTCTTGTCCACAGCCTCAAGAGGTGTCTGGCGAGGGGACGAGTTGGGCGTGCGGACCCTAGCGGGCGACTCCCTAGCGGGCGACTTGTTTTCAGGGGCCTTCTTGTGACCAGGGGGGTGGGTGAAGGTGCACTTGCGGTTCTCGCACTTGAGGCCTTTCCTGCACATGGGCTTAGCGCTTTTGGCGCCTACCGCACCCTTCTTCTCTCCAGACGGCTTGCGCTTCAGGAGCTTGATGTCATGAGAGAACTTACAGCGCCCCTTGAACTTGCACTCCTCACCGTTCCTGATGGAGTTGCAGAGCCTGGTCGAGTAGTCGGTCTTGGGCTTGGGCAGATCGTGCGAGAACTTGCACTTGTCGCCGTAGGCGCAGGTCTTGCCCTCCTTGATGGCCTTGCAGATGACGCGCTCGAGCTCAATGTAGGTCCTGTTGCCCACGCGCACCGTGATCATGGCGGGCACATACCTCTTGGGAGAGCTGTTGGGGGAGCGGTTGGTGCTCTTTTTGGGCTCTTGCTTCTTGGGCTCTTGCTTCTTGGGAGCGGGCTTGACGATGGCGCCCAGGACGGGGTAGTCGTCGTTGTCGAGGTCAGACTCGACGACGGGCACAATCTCAAGCCAGTTCAGCTTGCCCTCCAAGACGGACAAGCCCTCGAGCTGCTTCTTACTCTTCTCACGAAGCAGCTGCAGGTGGATGGCATTCGAGATCTCCTCATCTTCCTCCTCGTCCTCCCAGATCTCCTCCTCGGAATCGTCATCCTCGTACCTCTTCTTCCTGAGGCTGACCTCGCAGTCGTCGGAATCGTAGTCGACGTCGCTAAAGGCGTCCTCATCCTCGTAGTTGTACATAGGAATATGTTCCTCGTACATGGTGTCGTACTCCTCCTCCATGTATCCGTTAGAGAAAATGTTCTCAACGGCATCAGTCATAGCGAAGGCTTTGTTGCAATGCATATCACTTACTTTTACTTCCATATTTGTGCAAAGTGAGATTTCAACTTTTCTAGGGACTTGGTTAACCTTAACTCAAAAGATTTCTTTAAGTACCTTAATAAAATCGTCCGGGCTTCTGACTCCTGAAGTTGGTAGATTTGTTGAGGTCCTGGGTCGTGAAATACACGACCCTAAGTATCGCCCGAACGCCACCGTCTGTTGTCAGACCTAAACACCACTCTCCAACCGCTCGTCTTCAGCAAACTTGAATTATGGGGTACCCTGGCAACAATAAAGAATAACTATCAAGATGACCACTCCTCAGATTTGCTGCGTTGACGGGAACATCGGTGCTGGGAAGAGCACCGTCCTGAACAAACTCAAAGATGAGGGTTACTTGGTGTTTGAGGAAGATTTAAGCAACTGGGGTACTCTGCTGGATTCTTTCTATCAGGACCCCAAGCGCTGGATGTGCACACTTCAGATCAAGATCCTCGCCTCTATGCGTTCTCAATACGATCGCATGTGCGCCCACAGAGGCGACCGCTACGTCTTTGTGGAGCGGTCTCCTGTCTCCTCCATGATCTTTGTCGAGAACGGGGTCAACAATGGCTTCCTCACAAAGGACGAGGAGACCCTCATTAGCGACATCTACAGTCTCCTCGCTTGGAAGCCTGACATAAGTTTCTACATCAGCACAGATGTAGACACGTGCTTCGAGCGCATGCGTGCCAGGAACCGTGAGTGCGAGCGAAACGTTGACAAAGCTTACCTGCAGTTCCTCCATGAGGGATACATCAAAACATACGAACACGAAGACATGAGGAATAGATCGTACATCATTGACGGATTGCCTCCCGCTGACAGGGTAGTGAAGCAGATCCTAGACAAATTGAATGACAATGATGAACGTTGAATTAACCTTCAAAAAATAAGATGTTCAGGTAAAACAAAATGGATAGAGGTAACAACCAAAATGGATCTAAGACTGGGAAGAATGGTTCAAATGGATCTAAACCAATTCAGTCGTCACAAGTGTCATCGAGCACGACGAGTACTCAAGACAAACATCCCATCTTAGCGGCCGCTCTGGCAAGAGTATGTAAGTAAAATCAATGTTCATTCGTAACCCTACGGGGTTATGAAACTGTACCTGTTTACTGATCATCTTCTCCCTCTTCCTGCTTGATCAGGGGATCGTTCATGTACTTCATGAAGCCCTCAGGGTCGTGGTCATCAGGAATGTGAGCCGCCTTACGTCCGGCCATGTACTTCTCCATGTATTTCTCTTCAAACTGTGGGTTGCGACTCTTCATGTCGACCAGCCACTGGACGACCTTTTTCTCGTTCTCGACGCACTCGGCGTGTTTCTTGACGTGTTGTTCGATCGAATACCTGAGATGAGCCAGCTTCACGCGCTGGGCGATGTAGTTTTCTTCGTCATCGGCGTTAGGATCCTTCTCGGCGTTGCGCATCAGTTCTTCCTCACGCCTCTTGATGTCCTCCATCTCCTTCTGGTCCTTCTGACGCTGCTTGCGCACGTTCTGGGCGATTGTGTGCTCGGTCTGCTGCTGGAGGTCGATCTCATTGACTTCCTCAGACATACCCTCAGTCACCAGAGGGAACGGCACGCCCACAATACAAGTGAACACAGAGTTGGTAGAGTCGATGTCCCTCACAATCTCCTCAGCGCGCGTCTCTGCCTCCTGCTGCGTCACGTAAGCGCCTCTGATCTTACCGACCCCCTTCACCAACTGAGGCCGAGCTTTTAGATCAGCAAGCTGCTTCTTGTGCTTAGGCTTCAAACTATCCTTGATATCGTCAAGGAATTTGATCATATCCATATCTGGCTGATCAATGTATGAAAAGAGGGCGAACTTAGGCTCGCCTGCCCTAGGGGGATCCACAAAGCGTCTGTTGACACGTGGGAACTCATTCACGTCTTTGACCAGTTCATCCTTCGCTTCCTGAACCTCCTCATTTGAAAGAGAGGGTTCATTGGTAGGATGTGTAGGGCGAAACGTCTTTTGGGTACTCATTTTGATGCACCAAGATAATGCATAACCCGTATCACGACGGAACATAGAAGCGCAGACGCGGCGCATGATCGTGGACATGACGAGACGCACATTCAAGATCCAGAACCAAGGATGTCTCAAAGACCCTCCTTATGAGGCTGACTCCGTGGGAATCGAGTGAATGTAATCTCTCTACAAAGGAATGACTGGCTCGTCGATCAAGACCATTCGTGCCTCAAGTCTGTATACCTCGGGCTCCACCTCTATGTGAGATGCTGTATAGAACTTCTGTTTGGATGCTCTACCCAGGGCTGTCCCGCCAACATCTCCATCGTAACTGTCAGTCTGAGCATAGAGACGATGATCACCACAATCAACACAATCAGCACAATCAGCAGACCAACCCCAGCTATCAAACACCTGAGGATCACGTTCCTTTTGGATCTCAACCTCGATCTTACCCAACTCTGACGACCTAACAAGGCCTCCGGCTCTACCCTCCTCACTGTTGATGCTGAAGAAGGTGAGTTTACGAGCCTTTTGGTCGTCGTCAGGGCGTTCAATCATGGTGTTGCTGTTAGTCTTGAGTCTGAAGTGACCCATTCGCTTACCGTCGATATAGACCTTTGCGTTAGCTTGGCATGAGGAGTTGTTGTTGGTGAGCATAACCTTGTATTCGGTGCCATGGCTTAGTTTGAACGAACCATTGGAGAACGGGACATACTCATGATTCGAATTGAGGATTGAAAGGGAGTAATACTTGTTAGTTACAGTCATTTTCTATGGTTCATGTTATCCTTAAATCTCTAATTTTATTATGGTTACGTATAAGGTACCTGTGTTTCATATGACAATGTTAGCATCATATGAAGGAGGTATAGTGCCAAGGCGCAAATATGCTGGTATAAACGTACTTATGTTGTTGATCTTACGATCGTAATTCTTCTACATCTTTTACCTATTCCGACTAGCTCCAGAAACTTAAATTCAACTTATTTGCTCGGTGACTTCATCTGTGAAGTCATCTTTTAAGCTACGAATGTGGTCTTCAACTTGCTCAAGTGCTCGTCAATCAAATCGTCAAATACCTGCCTCATGTTATCCTCGAAAGTTTTAAGGTAGGGCTCGTGTGTGATGGGGAAGTCATAGTAAACGATGTGGTTAAAGAAATCATAGTCGGTAGGGATCAAGGGCGATCTCTGCATGAGGACCATCATCAGGAATTTATGGAACATGATGTGGTTGCTGATGAATGAGAGGTTGTTCATCATGTTCATGAAGGCGTCGTAGTGCTTGTTGTGGGACGCCATCCAGAAGCCTGTCTTGAAGGTGTTGGTTCCATAGTACTCGTGGTAGAACGTCCTGAAGATCTTGATCATATACGCGGTCATGGTTGAGATCATGTTATCCGTAAACATCCAGAGTGTGTTGTCCAGAACCCACAACCTAGCGCCGTCTGGGTTGATGCTCTTCAGGTTGTAGAACGCCCAAGGCGTGTTCTGGGCTCCGCAGATGTTGAGGTATCCTATTGAGTTGTTGCGGTATGGTCCAACCAAACCTTTCTCAATCACCTCATCCACAGGTACGCAAACAAGCGACGGGATGCAGCAGTGCCTCACTATGTCGTCAAAGTCGAATGGTCTCAATTCAGGAGGTTTCATGTAGCACCTCAGCTCTATCTCACGCGACAGCCTCATTGAATCATCATGCGTCAGGGGTCCTTTTGTTTGAGTAAGGCATCCTTTGTACAAGGACAACCTCACATCATTGACAGAGAGGTGCCCCAGGATACGGGCATGAGCCTTACCGGCCTTCCTGAGCATGACGATGTGTTCATTCAGAATCTTTTTATACTCACAAATGTCGACAGCACCAAGAAGAGCATTCCTGACAATAGATAGAGATAACCACAAATCATCGTCGTCCTCGTCCTCTTCACACAACTCCTCAAGCAGCACATCAATGGTCTCAACACATACTGTCTTAAAGTTGTCAAGAGTGTTTGATTCGAGATTGAGATAGATATGGCTGTTTATGTTTGTCATCTCTTGTTTGATGAGTGACATGGTGATGACAGATAGGTGTTGGCACTGCTGTTGGACGTATTGTTGGTGATAGCTGATCTTGTCTGCCTCTGTGGCGATGGTTGGCGCGTTCCTGAAATTCTGAGGTATCTTGGATCGGTCTATCTTGAACTCGTCTTCACATCCCAAGAACATGTTTAGAAGGGACACTGTTGTGTCGGGCTCTTTTCCCTCAAGTATGGACTTCTTTTTGATGAGGCCTAGTAGGGTGCCGACCTTGATGACGTCCATGTCTACAATGTCCACAGGGATGCCGGTGGCTTTCGAGGAGGCTTCGCGGCGGGTTCGGCTCTTCTCATCGTGTTCCTTTTTGCGCTTCATCTCTTCGTCGAGCTTGCGCAGTTTCTCTTTTTGCTCAGCTGTTAGTTCTAAAGACATTTTTAGGATCTGATGAAGACGTTTAGACCAGATCCAGGTGATGTCGTGACGATTACGATCAGTTAGTGTGAATAGTCCTTGCTTGGGAATAGGAACTGAATAGACTACTAGAGCGCCATCTAAGCACAAGGAGTGCCAGGACGTCCCCTGTACGATAGCGAACGTGACGAAATTATTGCAGGATACTAAAATGGATGTTTGTGATCAATGGAAAAAAGACAGGTCCATCAACCCAAGGACTAACCGTAAAATTAAACCTACAGGAAAGGTATACAAAGCTCTTGAGGTCGAATGCGCTAGCACCAAGTCATCAAGGTCTCCAAAAGGTTCACCCAAAAGACCTGGACGTGGGCAAGACCCGTACTCACCCAAATGCCTCAAATGGCACAGCAACCCAGGGATCAACCCAATCACCGACAGAAAGATCAAGATTGGAGGTCCTACATACCAGAGACTTGAGGAAGAGTGTGGAAGCCCAGCAGCGGGCATCAAAGCAGCGGGCATCAAAGCAGCGGGCATCAAAGCAGCTCCACCGGCAGCAGCTCCACCCGCGCCCGATGAATGCGACGAGTGGAGAGCCAACCCTGGTAAAAACCCCAGGACTGGGCGCGCCATCAGCCTCAGAGGTAAGGTCTATCAGTGGTATAAAAGGGAATGCGCCAACTCAGCCCCTATATATTTAACATGGTTTAAAGAACGCCTCGACAAAGGATTACGTATCAACAACCGCCTCAGGGCCATCAACGCGGACCAGTGGGATATGTGCATGACGGGCATCAGTGCGCCAGCGTTTAGGAAAAAAAACTTCTCAAATGTGGTTGAGATAGGTCGAGGGTCGTTCGGTCAGATATACAGAGCCACTCTCAAAGGCAATGACGACCAACTTGTAATCAAAGAGGCATACCTTAGACCTAACGAAAAGAGGGTCTTGAAGGAAGCGACCGACAAGAACCAGAAATGGGAGGATGTTAAGAAGAACTCGTACCCACATGAAAACAGGATCCTAGACCTAGTCAACCAACTCCTCCTGAGTCGTCGGTGTCCTAATTTTGTGTATATCTACAACATGGCCATGTGTGATGGTTGTAGGGTCCACCGGCTTTTCGACAAAGGTGGGTCCGACTCGGGCTCCTGCTACGTCACGTTCATGGAGTCCGCAGACACTGATCTTGCTCGCTTGGGTCTTCTACTACGTCGTCTCGATAATTTTGAAGAGCAGTTGAGTGTACTGTATCAGCTCCTCATAGCCGTGTACGCGATCCATCGCTACTATGCCATATGGCATCGCGACATCAAGACCTCAAACGTCTTCATTCAATTGATTAAACCTGGTGGTTACTTTGAGTATGTGATTGAAGGCAAGACCTACTACGTCAAGAATACGGGCGTGGTCGCTTACCTTGCTGACTTTGGCGTCTCAGAGGTGATGTCCCCCCTCTATGCGTTCACAAACTACTACGGAACCAGGAATGCAGAGGTGATGAGATCGTCTCAGGAGGTGGATGGAAGTAACCTGTACTGGAAACCTATCTCACTTGCGAGCAAACGACCCCTAGATTGGCGTGACGAAACGACTGGATCCCAAGTGAAAGGGACTTGGAACCAAATCACCAATCCCAACATCAAGAGCTCCGTACCTATTGACCTCAACAATAGCCAGAAGTTCCCCGCGTTTGAATTCTTTGACGACATACAGGACGTCATCCGCATGTTTGTGGGTGGTAAGCAACTCTCGCAACCGGGCAACCACCAACCCATGAGGTCATTAAGTCGTGAACTGAAAGATTTGTTAGCGGACAAGCAGGCGTACCTACCCACACGCAGTTCGATGTATCAGGTCCACGGAACAGTCAAGTACGTGCTGGCTAATGAGATGCTTGATCAGCTGTACATCAAGCCTCGGTCTGTCGATAGCGTTGTGGATCGGTTTGTGATGTGAAGATCAGTAACAAAATGAACACAATAGCGGGAGTTGACGAGGCCGGTAGAGGCCCACTCGTTGGCAGCGTAATAGCGGCGGCCGTCATCCTAGACCCCCTCAAACCCATCACAGGTGTAGCTGATTCAAAGACCCTGTCTGAGAAGAAGAGACTTGCATTGGCTGAGCAGATACGTCAGAACGCGGTAGATTGGGCGATCGGTGAGGCCAGTCATGCGGAGATTGATGAACTGAACATACTGCAAGCGTCTATGCTGGCTATGAAGAGAGCAGTTGACGGACTTGTAATCAAACCCGACAGTGTGTTGGTCGACGGCAATAGGACCCCGGACTTGGGAGATGTACCTTGTAGCGCTATTGTGAAGGGAGACGCCAAGGTGCCTGCCATCAGCGCGGCCTCTATTTTGGCCAAGGTTCACAGAGACGATCAGATGATGACCCTTCATAAGATCTACCCTCAATACGGATTTGATAGACACAAAGGGTACCCCACGCGGCAACACCTGAGGATGCTACAAGAACACGGCCCAATCCACCAACACAGGAAGACATACAAACCAGTAGCCAAGTTTATAGGTACATGATTCTTGATTTGAGGGCTTTCCATCACCTCGAGGGCCGCGAGGCTCCAGGCGGACAGCGCCCAAGGGTGCTCGACTAGATATTATCATCCTCCTTCAAAAATGGCTTCAAATGAAAAGTTTTGGATGTACGATGTGACTCAGTTGTTTCGTTCTTATGAACTGCTACCGAGCCCCGAAGACAGCCTATCAGCCAAACTCAACACAATCACGCGGCTGGCCCTGATCGTGTGCATCGTGATCGCTGCATATAAGCCAGTACTCGCCTTCAGTACACTGATCCTCGTCATGGTCATTACCATGAGCGTCTACTCAGGAGCAGTTGCAGAACCTACAATTGAAGGATTTGAACCTAGTGCTGACCCATCGGCTGGATGTGGATCGAATCAGCAGCTGTATGAGTTCATGAGGGAGTACAACTCAACCCGCTATCCAGATCTCAACAAGGTGGGCTTCCCTACCACTCAAAAGAGGTTCTGTAACGACGCGGTCCCTCTAGAGTACGGTCCAGAGCACATATCGCCAAATCAGGAACTGGTCGGCGGACCAAACCCCAAAACCAGGGTGCCCCCACTCGTGGCCGCTCCCTCTCATGATCTTGACTCCTGGCGCGACAACGACTTTGTGGTCCACTCTCAGATCAACAAGGAGACCAACTTTGACGCAGAGAAGTCCGGCTACAACTGCGGTATCCTCCCAACCAAGTGTGAGGACTGTATGTACGTGCCATGCCAATGCAAGGTACTTCAAGGCCAACGTAATCAACGACCAAGAGGAATGATGGTGAACAGCGCCGGTGACGGAGAGGGTCAGCCGTTGGATCAAACTGTTGAGGAAGAGATGATTGATCCTATGGTGAATGGAGACGTTGTGGAGGGGTTTCGTGAAGACTTCAATGGGCATATTGGCGCGCGCAGCTTCAGCCACGGCCGCAGCGCCATCGGTCCTCAGGGCGGCGCGTATGGGGGGAGACGTGTTGGGGGGCATACGCGCACGGTGATCAGCAACAGACGTGGAGAAGGACGCGGACGTGGAGAAGGACGCGGACGACGGCCCGAGCAGCGGAGACAGATCATCCGAGACCTCATCAATGAGCTTGGAGATAACGAACCCAAAAAACACAAGCCGTACATCAGGAGGTATGTGAGGGATGTGTTCTTGGCTAGACGTCTTGGGGATGTGAGCGACATCGAGATCGACGAGATCATCGAGGAGATTGCGGCCCGATTCGTCATGACCCCCAGACAGGAAGAAAAGAGTGAGGCACCAGACATCACCCCCTGCTTCGAGAGCCCCAGGCGTGACAACATCATCACGCAGACCCTCCAACCGGGCGTCTTTCAGAAGTCGCACATTGGCGAGCCCATCCAGAGCAACATCGGCATCTCATACACTCAGGAGTGGGGCCCCACCGAGGTCCAGGAGACCAACAACATGATCAAGTACACCATGCGCGATCCCAAGAATGCAATCATCACGCCTCAGATCAAGGAGGAGGTCATCGGACAAGACCACGCCAACGTCTATGATCCTAGGTTCACGGGGTACGGCACCAGCTACAGGTCTTACACGGACCAGTTGACGGGTAGACCCAAGTTCTTCTATGATGATGTGGATGCCATCACTATGCCTAACTACGTGACGAGGAGCAAGGTTGATGTATTCCCATGGGCTAACACGTATGGTCCTGATAAGATAATGTCTCAGAGTGAGGGCGACGAGTACAGACAGCTGGCCAACAACGCCTTCACAGATTCGGCACTCACGTTCAGAACAGAGCTCCAGGAGCGTCTCATGAGGAAACGTAACGCTGAGTTGTGGCAACGCAGAGTGGCGCCTATCTCGACTATGGGGCGACTAGGATCGTCTATGAAGTCATGCTTGTAGGCGAGGTGTGTTGGATTCATAACCCCAAAGGGTTACGAAGTTTAGCAGCTGGGGTCGATGACGCCCCTGATGCTCTCAACTAGATCTTCAGCCTTCTTCGAATACGACAGGCCGTGATCCTTGGCAATGCTCTTCAGGACCTCCTTGCTCGTGTATGAGATGATCTGGCTTGCGGGGATCTCATAAATTCCAAGCATCCACAGAGCGGTGTCTGCGTCAATGGAGTTGACGCGACTGAACTTATAGAGGTAGAACAGAGCACCCTTGATGATGGAGTAGTCTCGCTGGGAGAGCTTGTCCTTGTAGCTGTCAAAGATCTTCATGTATCTCTGACGATTACGGTTCTTGAAGGCACCTCTCACATCGCTAGCCTCGCACACACAGATGTTCAACAGCTCGCGGATGAGGGCCGGGTACACATGCCCAGCAGGATGCGCCGATGCTCTGTGATCCACCCTCTCAACCTTGGATGGGACATCGACTTGAACAGCCTCAAGGTCAGCAGACAGCTGTTCCACGTCATCATAACGATCTTCAGCTGCCGGGATGGGGGCGCACGGAGCATGAGCGGGGGCGGCCTTGAGTTTGCTCAAAATGGAAGCAACGTTGGCCTTAACAGCTTTGGATTCGACCTTCCTCTTAGGAGGCCTCTCTGGCGATTTTGGTTTCGGCATCTTTTGATGTATAGAAGCCAGCTTTAGATCGCTTACGTAAGGTAAAAACAACCCTGTAAACAACTATGACTCATCTCTTGATAAGCAATCTCATAGTCATTGCATCCATCAGATTCATCGTATATAACGCCTAACTCTGAATATTGAAGTCATTTCAAGACATTTCAAGACATTTCAAGACATTTCAAGTCATTTCAAGTCATTTCAAGTCATTTCAAGTCATTTCAAGTCATTTCAAGTCATTTCAAGTCATTTCAAGGATGATCATGCTTGATCTAAAATCTTCTCATCTTATAAAATGATGGATCAGTATGCAATCTACACTCCAGTAGCCGAATTGGCGAACCGAATCGACCTAGGCGAACCGCCTCTGAGACGCCCATTGTCGGCCACACTCGCGGACTTCTTTGGTTCCACGTGGCTCATTTGGGTCATTGGTTCCGTCATCATAGGGATCGTGGTCTATAGAGGATGAGAGATACTGAAAAACGAGCTCCAACTATCGATCTCACGGGGTAACGATGACTAAACGATTCAATATATAGATACCACATAGAAGAGAAAATGAGTCATTTACAACTAGCAGTTCTCTATCAAGACCGAGTGAAGGACAACGACGGCAAGTCGCAAACAAGATGGAAGAAAGATCTGGTGTTGCTCAAGAAAGACATCGCTAGGAATCCTAACAATGGACGCACTCAGTACTATCTCGCCCAGACATACGATTGCCTCAACATGAAGAAGGATGCTATGTTCTTCTACAAGCAACGAGCCAACAACAAAGACGGGTTTTTCGAGGAGAGGTTCAACTCCATGATAAAGTGTGGGGAACTGGAGCGAGACGAGGATGAACGTGTCAAGTGGTATCTCAAAGCTTATCAGGTCATTGAGCGAGCTGAGCCATTGGTTGAGATCGTGAAGATCTATAGGAAGAAGGACAAATTCAGACTTGCATTCCTGTTTGCTAAGCTGGCATGTGACCTACCCTATCCCAATTGCGTACTGTGGGTGAACCAGAAGTGCTATAATCATGATAGGTGGCAGGAGTTGGGCATCGTGGCTTACTATGTGAAGGAGTATGAGTTGGGAAAGAAGGCGTGTGAGAAGGCTATAGAGTCGGGTCATGATGCTGACCTGAATAAGAAAAACTTACTTTTCTATGAGAAAAATGTTCAAGGAAGCCAGCTCAAAGATAGAGAATAAGATGTTTGTGACCTTGTTCTGGCTCGCCGTGATCGTGTTGCTGGTCCTACTCCTCTGGAACTGGTTGTCTGGTGAGAAGGGTACGTATACAGATCACACCCCGTTGATGTGGGATCTGATGGGCAAGAGCGTAAGTAAGCCTAAGAAAAAGGTAGCGTTTGAGAGCAAGGGGGAGACAGAGTGCAGGCGAGCCGTGGAGCATCTGACTGGTAAGCCATTTCCAAAGGCTAGGCCCAATTTCATGTTAAATGGAGTGAGTGGCCATAACCTGGAGTTGGATTGCTATAACGATGAACTAAAGGTGGCTGTCGAGTACAATGGAGAGCAACACTACAAATACATACCTTACTTTCATACCAGCAAAGACGCGTTCTATAACCTCAAATATAGGGACGATATGAAGCAGAGGCTGTGTGATCAGAACGGTATCACTCTGATCACGGTGCCTTATACAGTAAAGCACGAAGATATAGAGAGATACATCAAAGATCACTTACCTCAGAATATCTATCAAAATGTCTCATTTCAGAGTAAGTAGACCACCAAGACAGGACAAGGGAAATATGATTCATAACCTCTAGAGGTTATGAATTCGAATAGGTTAAGCCTTGCATGAGGTGCAATCTTGGTAATACCAGAGTAGGAACAGACTGATGACGAGGACGACGATACCTGTGGAGATCATGATCCATTTCCTCTTCTGGTAGTCTTCTTTTGAGGATAGACCTGCCACACCAGCGCCGGCCAGTGCTATGGGAACAGCCATGCACATACCACAAAAATCTTCGCGAACTTCTGCCATTTTGGTATACCGCGATATTTTTCATGTTACATAGGCACGGACCATCTGGAGTGTACGCGGACCCTCTGGAGTGTACGCGGACCTCTAGTGTACGCGCCTGGACTCTACATCCACCTCATAATTGGTCTGGTTCCTATTCCAGATCTGCTTGCTCATGAGGTCTTCTCTGTGAAACTGACTGTCCCTGATCCAACTCAGGCAGTTCTTGTTGTCCATGCTGGCTCTGCAGTAATGAGGCTTATACGAATCCATGGGGTCAACGTAATCCTCTTTCACTACAAGGCCTGGTTTGATGAACAACTCAGATATGAAGGGCACGGCTAGGTCTTTGCCATAGTAGTATGTGTTCTGGCCTCCGTGGATGTCTGAATACGAGTTGTAGCCCGCGGCTCTGTAGCCCGCTATATACGGCGTCTCCCATACCTGAACCTTTCCATTGAGAGGGATGTTATCAAGTGCTAACATCTGTCCACTGTGTGCTGGACTTACAAGACGAGGATCCTGGCTTACGAACGCGACCTTGTTACACACATCGCGAGCAGACTGTGAGACACATGACACCTTCTCAAAATCAGTGTCCCAAGACGTGAGGGTGTTCATCCTCACGTACTCGTTGCCGCCCGGAACGGGGCGAACTGATACGCGCACCGGAGGACAGGATGGTAGAGGTCTCATGTTCCCATTATCGTTTTCACTTTGATAAGTTCGATAAGTCATCTTTTGATATGTGAGGAAAAGCCGTGTAAAAAATATCTATGTTAAGGAAAAGATGGACGACATTATGATATTGATGAATAAAGTCATCGTCGACATCCACGGAGGGTTCGACGACACCCAGTTCGGGATTTTTGATGACGACGAGCAGGAGCAGCTTCGTTGCATCTGGCACAACACCGCCAAACGCGATGTAATGAAGTTTATTAACATCCTCTCACCCGCCCAGAAACAACGAGTTGCAATCTGGGCCGCCAACCGCACAGAATACACAGTAGATGAACTCGTAAAGGCCCTCAAGAAATTCACCAAGTTCCTTGAATCAGCCAGCTATGCCAATCACACCTTCTATCCCAAGCCCAAGCGCGTCAGGAACACGACCATGTTCCGTAAGAAAAAAACCATCCAATCAGACCTCGTCTGAAGGTGTTGGGGCAATCGATGGCCTGCTGTTTCTTTCAGAAGAGGTACATTGAGGAGGAAGATGACGATGACGATGACGACCTGATCCCACTATGTCAGTTCAATGACTAACTACCAAAAAAATAATCTAGTCATATACAAAGACAATATGCAAGAGTGGATTATGGTGATGCTGTACCTGTTGGTTGGTATCTTAGTGGGATATTTGATCTGGGGTAGAGGGTGATTACATAATAACTCAATAATAACTCAATAATAACTCATATTCCCTAGGGAATATGAGTTAAATTAGTTAACCCTTTACAACCTAGGTGGACGACAGTCACTGGTGCTTCACCACGTCCTACCGGCGGACCCTCTCCGTTCCTGTAACAGACCCTTCCCAACACACCACCACAACTTAACATACACCTACTGAAGCCTCTAAAGCTAATCATCTGTATATCAAAATGGAATGCCAAATCTGCTGTAACAAATACACCTCAAAATTGAGGCGAAAGTATACATGTATTGAGTGCTCAGAAAGCGCGTGCACCGGGTGTGTATTCAAACACATGATGGGTAACCTGGGAGACCTCAAATGCCTCTTCTGTGACACCCAGATCCTCATCACGGACCTGAGGGAGTACCTGTCTGCCGCCAAATATAAGCAACTCGCCGACAAAGAGGTCAACCACCTTTTCCAACTTGAGATAGGCATGCTCGACTCCTCAAAAGCAGCCCTCGACGAGGAACAGCGCCTCATCGAGATGGAGGCCATCATCAGATGGATGCGCAAAGACAAGTTTGACGATGCACATATCTTCCACGCACTAACCGAGATGGGATACATGAAAGAGAGGCCTGACAAACAGTTGGTTCTCTCCCACAGGTGCCCCAAATGCAACGATCTGTTGAATCATGTTAAACAACCCAACGAGAACATGATCGCCCCGTACACATGCGACTCGTGCAAGACTCAGGTATGTGGCCTCTGTATTGAGGAGAGGAAGCCCAACCACGAGTGCAACAAAGAGGTGCTAGAGACGCTCAAGCACATTCACGCCACATGCGAGACCTGTCCCAAATGCCAGGCCGTGATTGAGAAGGAGAGTGGTGGTTGTGACCAGATGTTCTGTACCAAATGTAACACCACCTTCTCATGGACCACGCGCCGCATCTTGACAAAAGGTGAGGTTCGCCACAACCCCCACTTCTATGAATGGCAGCGCCAGCAAGAGGGAGCCAAACGTAATCCCCTAGATAACCCATGCGAAGGCCACTTCCTTATTAAGTGCCAAGAGGAACTCAACAACATAACCATCCTACCTGAGAAACTGGCCACTGCCACTCTCGAGGGTGCCCAGAAAGAGGTCCGAAGAGACGTTGAGGCCGCTACCGGTGACCCAAACCGCAAAGGCGTGTCTCTGTCGGTCGAGAAGGGGCCTTACCTCAAGTTTGTTCAAGGTATGCTGGTCCACTCGGTAGAGACCATCGTAGGCATCCAGGAGCGTGACGACTTCATCAGGCACCAATTCAGGGCGCGCTACCTAACGAAGCGTCTCACGTTCAAGCGCTGGCAGATGCGATTCAAGCAGCACATCAACACCTTGCGCAGGAACAACGAAACCAAGACGCTGCTGCTAGCGTGTCTTGATGCTCTCTACTACATCACCATGAAGGAGGATGGGGACACACTCATGCTGGAGCACCTGTTCGCCTTCATAACAGCCGGCCTCAAGGCGGTGCAGGATCGTTACGGAAGAACATTCAACTACGTGATAAGCATAGAAAATGTGGTACTTCCATACATGACTTGATCCTCATAACCTCTAGAGGTTATAAGAATTGGTTATAAGAATTGGTTATAAGAATTGGTTATAAGAATTGGTTATAAGAATTGGTTATAAGAATTGGTTATAAGAATTGGTTATAAGAATTGGTTATAAGAATTGGTTATAAGAATGGTTAAGTTTATTCATCACATACATGGTGTTGAAGATCTTGTAGATTATGATGATGGCTACTATGAGTACCACTATGAACATGATGATGATCATGGCCGCTAACGGTGACAGCTTCACGTTCACATCGAGCGCGATAGGATCGTCAAACAGGAAATTGAGGAACGGTTGTTTGGGGTCGTCTTGAGAGCGCCATCGCTGGGTCATGTATTGACGTGTGGGTAGCCGGGTTGGCATTTTTATATAGCAGGAATAGATTGCCATGGCGCTTCGCAGGTAGGTATAGTCGTCAAGGGACTGTCGTCAAGGGACTGTCGTCAAGGGACTGTCGTCAAGGGACTGTCGTCAAGGGACTGTCGTCAAGGGACTGTCGTCAAGGGACTGTCGTCAAGGGACTGTCGTCAAGGGACTGTCGTCGAATCGTTTATATCCACTCTTGGATATAAAAAATATATACGGAAACCGAGAGTTACAAAACAGGAAATCCAAGCGAAGCATGGTCAAATTAACCACGTGTCCAACTTAAAGTCCTATATAGCTTCTATAATGTTCTTTTCAAACACTATTTTCCTCCATATAGCCAGCTCACCAAAAGGCTTACTGGGGCCCGACTGAACATTGAGCCAGCTCCGTGAGTCGACACAGTCTTCTCACGTTCCTGACCGGCGAGTGACCCAGTCTGTAGCGATCCAAAAGGGTGTTGCCACCCCCGGCACAAAGCGCCAGTGGACATCTCTCGACATCCTTGAACCGACGGTCTTACCCACATCCCTTTCCCTGAGGATGTGACCTTTGACCGTTTTCACTCGCCTAGCCTGTTCACGACTCCTTACGAAGTCGCTAGGTGGGGACCGTCATCCCCGTACCACCACAATCCCACCGTAACCGTTTCCGGTCCGGCCCGAGATCATGGCCGACTAGATGCTACCAGGGTATCATGTCGTTTCATGATTCATTAGCAGCAAGCAACCATCTGAGGAACAACTGTTCCGTATTGCTGCTGCTTCGGGACCTCGCGATCCCACCCGCACCTGTTGTGGAGCGCTTCCATTTCTCCACCCGAAATTCTGATGATGTTCGTATTCAGACCAATGATGATGAACTCGAAGGTCTGCGCGTAGTCCTGACCAGATCCCGCGGCGCCAGTACCCCCAGCACCCACAATAGAGGCTGCAGAGGCGGCAGGCATAACGCTCACGTTGGTCAACTTACCGTAATTGGTAGAACCAAGGGGATCGACATTGTAGAAGGCCAGGGAGTAAGAGTACAGATGGTACCCAGTAGGCTCTGGAATGCTGGGCGCCTTGTAGAAGGGCTCAACAAGAGAGTAGTAGTCAGAGCCCATCTGGTTGAGACGGTTGGTGTTCTCATATGTAAACGTGGTGTTGGCAATAGGATCGAGTGCACCAGATGGCTCAAACACAACCACTTGAGGACCTGGGACAGGGGAGGCGGATGTGTAGTTGGACCATATGTTGCTGTTCGTGATGTTCCTGACCGCGAAGAACAGAGCCTTGATGGAGTGTGAGAACCTGATGTCGTAGCTCTGGTTGGGGTTGGTGAGTGGGGTGAAGTTCTGTCGCGGGGCTGTCTGCACCTGCTCGATGAGGATGTCTCTGGGGGCGCAGGCCATTCGCTTACGCTCCTCGTTGGACACGATCGAGTAGTTGGCCCAGACCTGGATGTTGGTGAGCTCGGGGGCGGCGGCGATGTCGGTGCCGACGACGGGCACAACCGAGGGGTTGGTGTTGGCGACGGGGACGCTGTTGTCTAGGATGAGCAGCTCGCTCCAGTTGCGGAAGTTGAAGGAGATGCGCATCTCGTTGTAGGGCAGCGCAGCAGTTGGAAGGGCCACACCGCTGTCACGGGTGAAGAAGAAGGGAAGAGGAAGGTTGAGGTTCTGGCTGACCAGGGGATTTCCAACAACATGAGGAGCGATGAGGCTGTCCACGTTGCCGATCATGTTGTCGTAGCCCACGCGCTTGCTTGCGCTCACGGTGAAGGCGGTCCAGAAGTCGAGGAAGTAGTTGTCGAATCGCTCGGCCACAAGATCGTTGAAGGAGATGCAAGCCTCCCTGATGAGGTTGTGCATGAAGTTGCGGGTCCAGCGAATCCTACCGTTGGCGCCAAACTGGTTGCCCGGCAGAAGGGTGACCTCGGGGATGGTAAGTCGAAGCCATGACTGTAGGAGGTAGTCGCCCGCTCTGGAGATGGAAACGGACCACTCCTGGTTGAAGCCTGCTGCGCCCGAGGAGCGGGACAGGATGACCGGCACCTGGGTGAACCAAGTGGACTTGCGGGTCTCTCGGACAAAATACGCAAAAGCCTGGTTTGAGCCGTATTGGTACTTCTCAATCTCGTCAAAAGTGGCAAGATCAATGAATCCGCTAGTGATATTTGATCCAGTAGTCGTCATTTTTAAGATACTGAAGATAATTTTTACAGAGGCAGCCTCATGAACGAATGAATTACGACCAACGCCAACCACATGACAAGATGAGAGATAGGTTGACCAATTCAACAGAATCCATTAGATGCTCTTCAGAAACATGTCTTGCCACATCAAAAGAAAAGTCTCAGTTCGTTGAGCTCTGAGTTGTCATGTGTAACTCATGGCAACCTTTTAGGCTCAAATAACTACACAAATTTATCCCTCGGGGTAAATGAAAAGATAACAAATAAATTGAAATGGGCGCTACGCGCCCCACGCACATGGTATCAAATAAACTGAAATAAAGATGCCAAGATCTATGACAAAAGTGTAAAGATGCAGAATCAAATCGAAGGAATAACGGCATTAATGGACCTCAGGAGTTGCACCGACTCCATCACATTTGATGTGAAAGGTGTAGAGGGACGTGTCCGTGTAGTAGGAACTTATGAAGCCCCGTGGTTTAATGGTTTAGATGTGTGTGCATTGCTTGAATACTCGAATAGCAAAAAAGCGATACAACAACACGTTCTTCTTCATCAAAAGAAAAGTCTCAGTTTGCTGAGCTCTGAGGCGGGACCCATCCAAGGGTCCGCCTTTCTCGGTGCAAATAACCTCCAAAATCTATCTCATAACGATGGTAGAGCAGTCTACATCAACGAGTCCGGGTTCTATCGTCTCATCAACAAGAGCAAGACCAAGCTCGCAGACGCATTCCAGACCCTGGTCTGCGACTACGTTCTTCCAACTCTCAGACGTCAAGGAACTGTTAGTATGGAAGGTATACAGAGGCAACTGGAAGACCTCAAACTGGAACAACAGAACCAAACCAAGATCCTAAAACTCAAAGACAAAGAACTTGAAGAGGCGAAAGCCAATGCGGAGCAGGCTCGGGCAGTAGCGGAGCAGGCGCAAGCCAATGCGGAGCAGGCTCGGGCAGTAGCGGAGCAGGCGCAAGCCGCATCCAAAGAGGCCCAGGACAAGGCTGCCAGGGCCGAGCGCTCTGCCAAGTGGAACAAGACCATGATGAAGAACGTCCGGATTCGCGAAGATAAGAGGGAGTGGATCTACATCGCCACCACCCGCGAATACGCCAAGAAACGCGTCTTCAAGATCGGGTCCACCAAACGCCTGTCCAAGCGCTTGAGCGGGTACCAGACAGGACGCCTGAAGCAAGACCAGTATTACTACACCTGGTACCTTAAGGTCTACCACGCCGAAGAGCTCGACCACATCATTCAGAAGATACTGGAGGAGTTCAAGCACCAGAAGAGCAAGGAGATGTATCAATCCATCAAATTCAAGGACCTGAAGGAGATCGTCAACTACATCTGCGTCAACTACGACAAATCTATCGAGTTCCTGAACGACTTCGTTAGGAACAGACTCCCAGCCAGTTATGAGGAAGAGGACACCGAGGACGACATCCCTCTACCTATCTCCCCTGAAGTAATCATACGCCTGAATAACGAGCAGGAGGAGCTGTTCGACGTGACGGCCATGATCAACGACCTCATACACGAATACATCAAAAGCATTGACGCGTCTTCTGAGGGAACCAAGGATGATCCAATTGTGATCCAACGTGAAGACCTCATCAAGATGATCACGGAAGGGATCGAAGAGGAGATCGGTATCAGATCTGTCTGGCACACCGTAAAGGACATCATGTCGTGGAAGAGCAGCAAAACCCCGATCGAGTACGAGGGCAAGGTCTACAACATACATTACCGAGCAGTCAAAGAGATCTAACTTTTTGGGTACGCTTTGGGTACGCTTTGGGTACGCTTTGGGTACGCTTTGGGTACGCTTTGGGTACGCTTTGGGTACGCTTTGGGTACGCTTTGGGTACGCTTTGGGTACGCTTTGGGTACGCTTTACAAGTCAACCATCTATTACCCCTAGGGGTAATGGAACCAAATCAACCATCTTACCATTCAAAGTAGTCTGTGTATCCTTCCTTCTTGCTTGTTTCGAGGTATAGGGTGATGCCACTGCCGATCGCGCCAATGACGACGCCTGCAATGCCAGCGTACAACATCCAAGCAGTCCTCTCAATTTCCTTGAAGCCGCTTGCGTTGATGACGGCGGGCGTGTCCGGCACGAGTCCTGGCCCCTTGATCTTCTGCTCTTGGACCCATCCGTTGGATGTGTCGTACCTGAAGAGGTATAGGTATGCTGGGTTGTGTTGGTTTGCGTACACATACACGTCGTTTTCCACGGGTGAGTCCAACATGGGGACGTTGTACGGAGTATCATCGGTTCGGGGTACTGAGGGGTTGATGTAGCCCCATGTAATCCTGTTGAATGAGTGTGTAGTAATCGTGGCTCTGGGTTGCCACTGAATCACCTTTTGCGACCAGACCCCGTTAGTAATATTGAGGTAAACATCTCCTTTCTTTGCTCTAGCTATCAGGGGGTCTGAGTTGGGGTCGAGGTCACCCTGGAAGAACACTGGATAGCGCAGCAGCTTGACGTTGTCGTGTTTGATGGCCATCCTGCACTTATCGGACACACCTGAATAGAATCTGGTCACTGGGTCGTCTAGGGCTGTGTACGTGCCGTTCTGGGCAATCTCGATGCCTTGCCAGTCGAAGGCCTTGCACGTGTCGTCGGCCTTGCAGGCGTTTGAGGCGTCTACCGTGTTGGCGTACGCCTGAGGAGGGACGCGCTCCCCTGTGGCCGCGCAGAGGGGGGTGTTCTTGATGAAGGTTGAGAAGCCGACCTCCTTCATGACCTCTTTGCCTCTGACATAGTATAGGACTAGTAGGATGATCCCCGCTACCAGGATGATGGGGAAGATGAACTTGAGGATGGCTCTGCCAGCTACGACGCCTCCAATCACGGGGGCGCCTATGAAGACCGCGAGTAGGGCGACGAGGACCCAGCCGGAGATACCTTCTGATTTGGCGCTGGCGGTCTGTGACAGTTTGGAGGATAGGTCTTGGAGGAGTCTGTTGTTGGATGCGGCCTGCTCTGTACAGTTCTGGAGGATGTTGTACATCTGTTGAAACACGTTGTCCTGTATGTACACATTGCCGGAGACGCGCTTCACGACGATGGCCTGGTGTTGGCGGCTGAAGGCCTTGCACGTCTGGCCGATGGTAGTGAGGAGGTTGATCGTGGCCTCCATGAGTAGGTTCATGGTGTTCTGTGCGTCTGAGAACTGGCCTAGGTTGAGGCCTGAGGTGACGCTTTTGGCCTCTTGCGCCAGTTCCTGCATAATGGATTGTTGCGCCTCCTCTGTTGAGAGGGCGTCCAGGAGCGCGTGCATGTTGACGTTGGCGCGCTGGGTGAACGTGTTGCCCGAGATGTGGACGTCTCCGTGGACGTTGCGGACGCTGACTACCTGGGCCATGTCCTGTGACAGTTGGGTGTTTTGGATGATGTTTGAAGACACCTTGGCCACAGCCTTGGTGACCGCGTCTGATACGTTTTTGGATACTGAGGCTCCCATTTTATCAGGGTTAGATTATGTCTGAGTGTCGGCTGACTATATGTCTCCCAACCCCCCTGGTTCGTCAGCCGGGGGGTCTGTCTGCCTGGGTGGGGCCGGCGATAGCAGTGTACTGCCATTGGTTGTTGGCTGCGCTGTAGACGAGGATCTGGCCATCCGTTGGAGCACCGGATGCGATCTGGATGCCGGAGATCATGTAGGCGTTGCCGTTCTCGAACCGTTTCTCAATCTCTATGTTAGAATTACTAGACATTTTTTAGTATTCCAGATAATTTATGAAATTTTTTTCAGTTGGTCTCCCTCACCTCACTGGTCGAGTTGGGGAACAACAGGTGCATGTCTGAGGGAGCCCTGTCGTTGACCCTCTGGCACCTCCGTTCGCGTCTGTCCTGGTCGATGCGCTGATCACACACGGCGTCGAGCACGTCCATGTCGCTAACCTTCCGTGCATCTAGGGCCTCTGAGATAACATGCAGTCGCGCAAGCACCTGGGCCACGATGTCCATCGCCATGATCTTGCACTTGCGAGCCAGCTCGGCCAGCCTGTAGGCGCTGTGCATCTTTCTCAGAAATGCGTCATTCTGGGACAGCTCCTGGCTGGGCATACACATAACCTGAGGCGTCCCATCGAAGATGGTTAGGTTGCCGTCGTCTCGCGGGGGCTGGTAGATCTTGCGTTCGACGGTCTTGAGCGCGCTTGTGAGGTGCGATGTGGACTGCCTCAAGTATGCATCGAGCTGTGAGGCCCAGAAGGTGTTGTCGTCCTGGCCTTTGTCTATACAGTCCCCGAATTCAAAGCAGGGTGTGTTGTTGACGTAGACGTAGTGGAACTTCTCCCTGACACCGGCGTCAGGACAGAAGCTGCAAATGAACCCTGAGGCAAGCTGGCTGCTGAGTTGCATCAGGAATAACATACAAAACGTGAGTGAGAATAGCTTCATTTTTCTGATGTGTTGTGTGCTTTAGGTCATGAATAGATGTATGTGTAGTGAAGTCATTTGAATAGAATAGGTGTCCATTACCTCGCGAGGTAATGGGTCGGAAATTGGTCAACCGAAAGAATAACACCGTAAAACAACTCGATGACTCGATGAGGTCAACAATCATTACCTATCTAATAGCGGCGCCTGCTGCGGGAGCAAGAGCGGGTGTGCTTGCATCCTCCGGCGAGGATCATGTGGGCGATGGCACGCTCGCGCTCGCTACTGGAGGCGTAGTTTCTTGTTCGTGGGCTTCTGTATTGATAGCGGGACCTGGACCTGGACCTGGACCTGGAGCGGGACCTGGACCTGCTGCTACGTCTTCCTGATCGTCTTCCTGATCGTCTT